GCGCTGGTGCCAAACGCCCATTCGCGGAGCACCTGCATGTACGCGATGGCGGGCGCGTAGAGCGCGAGGTTCGTGACGAACGACTGCGCATACGCCCAACGCTCACCGGGGGACAGGCCCTTACCCCCTGCGCGCAGCACTTGACGGAGAGCGCGGTTGCGATGCTCGCGCGTGAACGCTGCTTGAAACGAAGCGATGCCGTAATACGCGCGGGTGTACGCGTTGCCCGCGAGCACCGGGACATCGGCGGCGGTAGGCTCCACGATCGACTTCTTCGCAAAGTCACCGAGCATCGCGCGGTATTGTTGCGCAGGTTTGTCCGAGCCTTCCGCGATCGCGGACACGCGGTCAGCGAACGTCATCGTGTCCAGCTTTTTGAGCCACTGCGCGAGAGGTTTTGCGTCGGCTTCGCTGACACCGTATTCACCGAGCAACGTCTTCGCCGGCGCGACGTTGGGCTTCCCTGCGGCCACGTCGTCGATCGCGTCGCGGAAGGCAGGTTCCGCCATGCGGATCGCCACGATACGCTGCTGCTCTGTCAAGCTCGCGGTGAATTGCAGTTTGAGGAACAGGCCGGCGAGCGCGCGTGCGTTGCGACCCCGCCCCTGCGTCATCGCGTCGAGCGTGATCTCGCGCGCGAGCTGACCAGACACGCCGATCGCGCGCGCGAGCTGCTTGGCTTCTTTCGCGCCTTGCGTTCCGCCTTGCCTGCCGGCGACGGTCACGTCAGCGAGCATCTGATCCCACTGGCGAAGCCACGCGGTGCTGGCCGTCAACAGCCCTTTGTTCAAACGCGAGGCGATCAGCACCGGCTCTGCAACCTGAAAGCCGGCGGTGCGGCCGAGGATGGACAGGATGCCTTTCGTCTGCACCCACGACACGATACCGTTGACGGTTTCGGACAGCGTGTTCGCCTCGACGCGGTTCACGCCGCGACCGACTTCGATCGCGTTGTGTGCGAGCACGTAATCGCCTTCCGGCACCTTGCCTTTTATGCTATCAAACAGCGCTTGTAGCACTTCGCCCTTGCGGCCGAAGCGTCGCGTTTGTTCCGCCGCCGTCGCCATGCGCTGTGCGTACACCTTCATCGCGTCGAGCGGATCACGGATGTAAAATTCAGCGAGGCGCGCGTCGGCGGATTTGTTGAGCACGCGGGACTTTGTCGACTTGGACAACGCGTCGGGCAGGTTCATGTCGCCCGCGAATTTCGCGCTGTACGGATGCTGGATACGGTCGAGCACCGCACGCGCCTGCGCTTCCGCCACTTCAGGGGCCATGCGGTCCTTGGGGTCGGGGTTGCGAAGCGCGTCGTCCTCAAGGTACTGTTCTTTCAACAGTTTTACGAAGCGTTCGGGCTTGCGCAGAACTTCGGTGTTGTCGGTGATGCGGTTCAGGTAATCGCGCACGTTGCCGATCTCGACACCTGCGTCCTCGAGATAGTCGCGGTGCTCTTCAAACCACGCTTGCGCGTCGCCCGCCATCTTCTTCACCGCGGCGCGACGGCCCGCGGGCACGCCCGACAGCGCCGCAGCTTCCGCCGCGTCGATGCTGGCTTTCGTACGCGCCACGCGATCGACAACCATGAACTCGCGCACAGCGTTGCGCTCGGCCAGAGACGCACCCTCAAACATATCTTCGACACGGTTCGTCATCATCGACGCGCGCTGCGTGATCGCGTTCTCGACTTGCTGCGGCACCACGCGGCCCGAGCCCGGATCGGTTCCGATCAGATCCGCGGCGTACGTGAAGGGGTTCTGCCCGGCGGCTTCAGGCTTTCCCATCGCTTTTGCGGTTTCGGGGCTGATGCGGAGGTCGCTGTGCCTACGCGACAGCTCGCGCAGGTTGGCGACGTTTCCGCCGCGCGTCAGCAACACCGTGTTGTGCACCACGCGCATCGGGTCTGACGACGCGACGCCGTCTTCGATCTCGCGTAGGAGGATCTTGCGCGCCTTGTCGTCGCCAATGCTTTCCGCGATGTCCTTGTCGCGCGCTTTGATTTCTTCCGGCGTACGCTTGCGGAAAATGTTCAGCGCGCCGCTCTCGTCTTCCATGATGCGTTGGAACGCACTGCGCTGCCGAAGCGCGTCCCGCTCCGCTTCAACGGCGCGCAACGTCTCCGTAGCAGCTTCGGCGCGCTTCTTCGCGTTGGCGCGGATCTTCTCGTTTGGCGCATCACGCATGGATTTTTCAGCGACACGCAGCACGCGGCGTTGGTCCTGAACGATCTCTGCGATGTCGCGGAGCCGACCCTTCTCGTCGAAGGTCAACGGGCGCTTCGTGTCGTTCTTCGGTTCGGGCTTCGACGGGGGCGGCGCTTCGGCCGCAGCTTTCTCCGCTGCGAACTTGTCGGCGCGCTGGGTCCACGACCCAGCTTTACGCTTCAGATCCGCGTGTTCGTCCAGCACCCTCGCGGCGGCGGGGTCCGTCTTGCGCAGGGTGTTGCGGTTTTTGCTGCCCTCGAGCTTCTTCGCTGCTTCTGTGTATCGCTTGGTCTTCTCGAACACCTCGAGCTCGCTGCTGTAGCGATCGCGCAGGCGCGTTGCGTTCGACAGGAGCTCTTCCTGACTGGGCTCCCACTTCGGCGCTTTTGCTTCAGGGTTCTCGTTGCCGCGGTTCGGCACGTTGCCGAAGTCTTCGTCGGCGGGACGCGGTGCTTGGGTGTCGTCGAGGCGTCCGCGGCCCGGCTCGCGCGGGCGCTGGTCAGGCTCGACTTGCGGGCGCGGGGTCTTCGCGCGGTGGAACTCGATCTCTTCTGTGAGCGCGTCGGATGCGGCTTTGAAGCGTTCGAGCGCGGCGTCCAGCTTCGCGTAGCCCTCGGCGTCGGGCTTCGCGCGTTTCGCGGCGTCCAGCTCCGCTTCAGCCGCGCGCAATTCCGCCGTCAGGGCGTCGATCTCGCGCGGGAAGGCGTTGCCTTTCGCGCCTACGACTGTCTCAGCCTCAAACCCGTTCTCGCGTGCGACAACGCCCGGCGGGTCGTCCGCGATCGGCGTGAGCGGTGCCTTGTCTTCTTCGATCGGCGTAAGCAAGGGGCGACGCCCCGGCGCGCGGTCTTCCGTCAGTGGCGGCAGGCCGGCGCGCGCACGTGCGGCGTTGACCCTACGCGCGTCGCGGCGACGATCGGTGCGGCCGAGATCCGCTTCACTCTGCGCCACTTCACGCGTCGTCGCATCGGGCGAAGTGCGCTCAACAGGCTTCGGGTTTTCCGCGGCGGCGCGCGCGGGCGGCGCGTCAGGCTCGTTCGTGATGTTCGCAATCGGGCCGGGGCCGTCTTCCGCGCGCCGCGCGCGCTCCGTGTCCAGCGCCTTGCGAAAAAACGGCGACATTTCCGCGCCCTTCAGGCGCTCCATCTCGACAAGCTGGTCGTACTCTTGTTGCGTAAGACGGCCTTTCGCGCGTGCGGCGGCGGTCTCTTCGTCCGTCGCGAACTTCCCACCGCCCGTAGTATCCTCCCCCACAGCGAAGCGTTTTTGACGAGGCGGGTCGATGCCGTCGTCAAGCGGGATGTTCTGGTCAGGAAAACGCCTCGCGCCGGCGGCGGGCAGTTTGGGCGGGGTGGGCGGGACGTAATCGCCCAACGGCACGTCAGGGCCGTCTTTTCCCCGTACGGGTGCTTCGGGTGCGGGGCGGGACGGCTGGGCCTGCGCCGTGGCCTTGAACGGCTCCTGCACCGTCGGCCGCTGCGGCGCGGGCTTCGGCGTGACGTCGGTCATGCGCTCGCCCCGCTTGGCGGCGGCGCGCTGTTCCGGCGTCATCGACTTCCATTCGCGGCGGGACACGCCCGACGAAGGATCCCACTCTTTCGCGGCGGCTTGGCGCGCGGCGATTTCCGCCTCGAGCTCGGCGTTCGTCAGGGTGGACACGTCGCGCCGACCCTGCTCGTTCACGTCGTTGGAACGGCCCCGCAGGTCGTCCGCTTCCGTGATTTGAGCCACGTTCCGGTCGCGGATGGCCGCTGCTTCCGGGTCAACCGCGCGCATTTGCGCCTCGAGCTCTTCGCGCGAAGGCGGGCTAACTTCAGCTTCCGGTGCCGCCTTCGTGTTGTCGACCACGACTTCCGGCGGCGGGCGGCGGTTGTTGTTCGTCGTATCGAACACCGGGTCTTCGCCGCGCGGGGGGCCCTCCCATACGATCGGTTCTTCCACGCGGGGCTGCGGCGTCCCCGGCGCGCCTGTCCGCGGATCGGTCGGGTCAAGGTTGTTCGCGTTCGCCGCCAGCCGGTCACGGCTCTGGTCAGGGATGGACGGGTAGCGGCCGGGCGTGCGGGCGGGGCCCGCGATCAGCGGTTGCACCGGCCCTGTCGGGAGACTGTCCACCTCTGCCCGCTCGTCAGCACGCTCGATGATGAACATGCCGGGCTTCCCGCCGCTACCGGCGGCGTCCAGCCGCATCCTGTGCGTGTCCCACAGGTTGTTCTGGTCCATGAACTCAACGGCGTCATCGCGTTTGAAGTACGCGGTGTCCCCGGTCTCGTCGGCCACACGGCGCGCGGGCGTTTGCGGCACGCGTTCGGGCAGGGGCGGCGCGTCCCCCCTCGGCACCGCGTCACGCGACACCCATGGTGTCTTGCGCGGCGGGCCTTTCGGCGGCGGGAGCTGGCCGCGCTGCGGCGGGCCGGCGATTGGCGTGCGGCTGGCCGGCGCGGGGAGCGGGCGCGGCGAGGTGTCTCCCGCTTGGCGCGCGCGCTCGGCGTCCGCAGCGGCGTCACGGCCCCGCACGACGGGCTCTTGGCCCTCGAGCACCACACCCCTCGGAGGCACGGGCGCGGGTTGCCCCGGAACGCGGGGCTCGAGCTGCGGCCGAATTTTTGGGGGCACGTCTTGCAGCTCGTTCGCGCGCGCAACGTAGGTTGCGTTCGGGTCGCGATCGGAGCGCACGAGGAAGGTGCCTTTTTTCGGGCCCTCCCCAACGACGCGGACATCGACGCCGCGGTACAGGTAGTAGGGCTCATTCGACGTCAGCACATTTTCGGCGGCGCGCGGCGGCGCGGCACCTTCGACGCCAGACAGGGCGGTGGGGTCGACACGGCGGCGACGCGGCTTGCCGTCGGCGTCCGCGTACTCCACGCCGATCCGGCCTTTGCCGTCGGGGCGTGCGTCAATGACCGTGACTTCCACCGGGGTTTTCGTCTTCGGGTCCGTATAGGCGAAGCGTTGCGCCGGCGCGCGCTCTTCGCGGCGCGTCAGCTCCGTTTCTGCGCGGTACGCTTCAGACGTGCCGGGTTCGGTCACACGCGCCGCGCGATCGACAGCGCGGGGGTTCGCCGTACGCTGACCGGGGGCGGGCAGGAGCGGACGCTGACCCGGCTGGGCGGCGATTTGCGGGACGCCCGGAACGACAGGCGCGGGAGCCGACGCGGCGACCGGCGGGCGCGCGCCGCTGATCGCGTCCATGGCTTTGCGGCGGAGCGCGCCGCCGACACGGGAAGCCGCGGGCACCGCGCCGCCGGCACCGGCGGACAGAAGCGCCTGCTCAAGCGAGAACTCGTCTTGCGTACCGCTGGCGACGTCGAGAAGCTGCGACGGCACGTCAAGGGCCGCGTTGCCCGCAGCGCCGACACCCATGCGCACAGGGAGCGTAGCGCCGGGAGCGATCGCGGAGACGACCGCGCCGGTGGGCGTGGCGACACCTCCCGCCATAGAGCCGCCGAACTTAGCCGCGCGGCGCATGATTTCGGCCGGGAGCCCTTCCAAGTCCAGCGTGTCGCCCTGCGTCGGGGTGAGCGGGTTGTCGTCAAGAATGCGCACACGGTCGAGCCGTTTATCGCGCGCATCGCTCGCGAGCAGTTCTTCCCGACGCGCGCGCTCCGCCGTGGGGCTGACAAGGAAGTCGTACTGATCGGTGCTGCGCACAGCCGCGCGAGCACCAGCGCCTTCCGGCGAGCGAGAAATTGCGTCCGTGCCGTAATCCAAGAACATTTCTTGCATCGACCGGGCACGGTTTGGATCAGACACGCCGGTGGCGCGGACATTGCGCACGACCTTTGCGCCTTCGGCGGCGAGATCCGGCGTGCCGGTGATTTGGTCCGCGCCGACAACGCGCCGGCCTTGGTCGAGACGCACGCTGCCGTCAGCGCGCACGCGTCCGCGGCCTTGGCGGGTCATCACTACGCTGCCGCCCGATGCAGGGGCGGACGGCGTTTCAAGCTTCCGCATCGCCGCCGCGATTGCGGCGTCATCCATGCTATCGGGAAACTCGATTGTTTCGCCGTTCGGTCGTCGGACGAGCTGCGGCATTACTCAAGCCCGCCTTGGCCGTTGTTGAGAGCGGGGTTCCACCGGCGAACACGTCCCGCGGGGGCGGTGCTCCGGGCGGGACCGGGAGCGGTCGGCGCGCCCGGTGTCTTCTCGACGCGACGCGCGGCGGGCCGCATGACCGGCTGACGGGCGGCGTTCGGATCGACACGAACGGCCGGCCCGCCGCCAATGTTCACACCAAACAGGTTGAGCCCCCCTTGTTCGGTGTTCGGCTTCACCAGCTCTTCCGCGACGCTGTCCGCGGCGGATTGAAGATCTTCGCCGTTGTAGTAGCGCTCAAGAACGCGCGAGCGCGCGAGCGCCGCTTCCTCTTCCGTCGGTTCGCGACCGAGCCTAGCTTTCATCGACGTGCCGACGGCGATGTTCACGTCGATTTGGTCCGGCGGCGTGTTGGTGAACGTCTCCGTCAGCGTGGTCTGGTGGCGCGCGGTGTCGCCCTCTTCCTTGATCTTCGCCGTCTGGATGTTGCTGTCCCGCTGGATCTCTGCTTGCCGGATCTGCGCGTTCGCGTTTGTGCGCGCGTTGAGACGTTCGGTCTCTTCGCCCGTTTCAAAAATGCCTTGCGAGCGCTCGACGTCAAACGCCTGCCCGACAGACAGGGGGCCTTCGCCCGCCGCCGCGCCGCCGTACACGACGCTTTGCTCCTGCGATTGACCGGGCACGAAAGCTGCGGCGAGCGGCGAGCGCAGGCCGGCGTCAAGCTGCGAATATCGCGCGAGCTCGGTGGGGTCCATGCCGAAACGAATGCCGAGGTTGGAAATGATTTCCCCGCGACGGCTCGCAAGTTCCGGGTCCGAGGCTATGCGCGAAAGCGATCCCTCCACGGTCTCGCCCGTCTCGGGGTCGACAAAGCCCGACAGCGCCATGCGCCCGGCTTCCTGCGCTGCGAGCTGCCGGCGCTTCTGCTCCACTTCACCTGCTTGTGCGCGCGCCAGCTCGGCGTCCGCCGCGGAGGCGTCGCGCTTTGCACGGGCGTCGGGGCCGTACTGGGCGGTCAGGGCAGACATGATGTCCGTCGAGAACGGCGTGCCGCGCGCGATCGGCGGCGCAGGCGCAACGGCTTGCCGCGCAATCTGCGGAGTAGGGCGCGGCTGGCTGATAGGTGCGCGGGAGTATGGAACGGCCACGGTTTAACCCCCGTACGTTTGGCGTTTGGCGAATGTCTTTGCGGCGGACTTGGCGCGCGCGTAGTCCGCTTTCGCCTTGCCCTTAAACGTGCGTGCTGTCGGCTTGGCTGCGGTGAACCGCTTGTCTGCCGCGAGACGTGCGGACCCCGGAGTGCGACCTTCTGCCGCAGCGGTCGGCCGCTGCGCAGGCGCGCCGATCATGCCGGCAAACTGGGACACGCCGGCCAAGGTGCCGGTGAGCTGGTGCGCCTTCGGCACGCTGCCGACCGCACTGTTGACCCGCGTTTCGTACAGCGCATTGTTAGCGGCAAGAAATTGCGCCAGAGCATCGTTCTGCGAGCCGGCCGACGCGCCTTCGCCGTCGATCAAGCGCCCGTAGTAGTCGTTCGACACGCCTGCGCGCAAGGACGTGTCTTGCGCGAACAGGTCCGCAAGACGCGAGTTACGATCGGCCTCGGTGCCGGACACACCGGAGAAGTAGTTTCCGCGGGCTTCGCTCTCGCGGCCGAGACGGGTCGCCAGCACGTCCTCGCTGCCTTCGTAGAAGCCGGACGCCGCGCCGTACCGCTCTTCATCCTCTTGCTGGCGCGCGGCGTCGATCGCCGCAAGAGCGTCGGACAGGATATTCGATCGCGCCGAAGCCGACGAATTTGTCAGGTCGTTCCGACCTTCGGTGTTGGCTCGAGCGACATCGCCGCGCACGGCAAGCGCTTGAAGCGCGGGGATCAGCGTTGAGGCGCTGCGCCCGGCACGATCGTCGAGCAGGGAAATGTCTTCCCCGAATTGGATTTGACGGCGGTTCTGGCGGCGGATGCCTTCGTCGTACGACGCGACTTGGCTGGCGTCGCCGGCCTCGGCGGAAGCCGTCGCGCGCGCTTCGTCACCCAGCCGCGTACGCTCCCGCGTGACGCGACCGTCGGCGCTGCCTACGCCCGGAACGGCGGTGTTCTCGCCAGTCGCATTGGCGGCGATGGCGAGGTCCATTTCCCCGCGTGCCGCGCCGGCGTCTGCGTCGAACGCTGTCCGGCCGCTGCTGCCGACGAACGTGCTCGCCAGCTGGTCCGCGATGTCTTGAAACCCACGTTGGCGTTCGCGCTCTTCCGCGGTCAGCGCAAGGCTACCCTCGCGCACGGAGGTAAGCAGATCTTGCAGGCTGTTTTCCCGGCCCATGGTCTCGGAGAAGCGCGTATCTTCGATTGCGCCGAGCTGACGCGTTCCGTCCAGCTGGCGATCGTAGCCCCCGCGCAGTGCCGTGGACGCGATGCCGCGGAGATCCGTGTCGCCGCGCGTCCGCAGACCGATCTGTTCGGTGGTGCCTGCGCGATCGGCGTCGATGCCTTCGTTCAACGCGCGATCCGCGAGCGCGAGCTGCGTGTCGAAGCCGCCGATTTGGTTCGTCAGGTCGCGGTCGAAGCCCGTGCGCAGGATGCTGTCTTCGCGCGTGCGGCCTGTGCGCTCGTAATCGTACAGGCGACTGTCGCTCGTATTCGACACGCCCATCTGGCGATTGAACACGTCGCGCGCGAGCTCGTTCTGGATACGCGCTTGCTCCGCCTGATAACGCCGCAGGCCACGCGCGGAGCGGTTCGCCGCACGCGTGTCGATGCGGGAAATGATGCGGTTGAGGATGAAGTCGACAGGAACGCCGGTCATGTTACGACCTCACAGTGTAGGAGGTGCGGCCCGCGCCGTTCGTGTTGACGCCGCTCGTTCCGCCCCAGCGGCCGAACGTCTGCAACGTGCTGCGCGGGGTGTTGCTGTTCGCGCTGACACCGCCGACGATCGCGTCGATGTCCGCTTGGCTGCGCGGCGTGGCGCTGGCGGCGCGGTTGCGCACGTCGCCAAGGATGCTGTCGAGACCCCCGCGGATGCTGTCGAGCGAGCCCGCGACATCCGTGACGCCGTCGGGGAGATCTTCGCGGCCGAGCGACCCCGACATGAACGCGGACGTCAGCGTGTCGCGGCGCTGCTGGTCGATCTGGTCTTGGAAGTCTTGCGTGTTGGAATAGGCTTCCTGCGCCACACGAGCGCGGCGGGTTTCCTTCACACGATCGAGCTCGGCAAACTCTTTGTTGGCCGCGCGGCTGTCCAGCGACCCAGCGTCCGCGAAAGCGTACACGAGGTCGTTGCGCTCTTTCTCATACTGGCGATCGAGAGCGGGGTTCGCGGCGTTCACGTAATCCTGCGCGTACTTTGAATAGAAGTCGTCGTCGAAGCCTGCGTATGCGCCGTTCACTTCCGCGGTGAAGGTGTCGACCAAGTTCTGCCGGCCGGTGGCGTATTCCTTGGCGCGCGTCGCGCGGGCTTCCGTTGCCGCCTGCACTTCCGCGCGCTCGGCTTCTTGCTTGGCGAGCAGGGCTGAATACTGCTGGTCCTGTTGGGCTTGGCGCGCGGCGGCTTCCGAACGGATCAATTCGATCTGCTGTTCGGCGTACGCCCGATCGGCGGCGCTGCCGGCGTCGGCGTCGGCTTTCAGCTGCGTCAGCATCGCGTTCCAGCGCGCGGCGTCGTCCGCTGCGGCGGCTTCCTGCGCGGCGCGCTCTTGCGCGTGCTGTGCCATCGTGGCGGCGTACTGCCGATCGTACTCGGCTTGCTGGCGCGCGATCTGTTCGTCGTAGCGGGCTTGGTCGCCGGAACGGCGCTCTTCCGCCAGACGCAGGTCTTCCTGCCGACGCGCCTCCGCCTGCGCAAGCAGGGCGTCAAGCTGCCGTTGCGTCTCGGCCTGCTGCGCGGAGGTATCCGGCGCGGTGATGCGGGTCCTGAAGCACATCTTAGAATACCCACGCAAGAGTGGTAAAGGCTTCCCGGTTTCGGCCGTAACCGGGATGGTTGCCTTCTATTACCGCACCTAGCGAACGGAGCCACCGGAGGGCGGGGAGGTGAGAAGACAGAGCCTTCGTCTCTACCCGATGCGCGCCTTGTTCTCGCACATACGGTATTAAATCCCTCTTAATGAACTTCGTCAAGGGAAGGATGACGCGGTCGAGCTCGTCGGTAGCGAACATGAACGTCTCCCACACGCCGCCGCGTTCGCTTTCCGTCGCGCCGAAGACGACCACAGGGTTGTCCCGCCAGCCCACAAGACACAGCGGGCCGAAGTTTTTGACGATCGCCGCGGCCAGCACGTCGTCCTCCGCACGCGTCAACGCGGAGACTTCTTCACGCGATGGCGCGCTCATGTTTTCGACGACGTGCAGTACGTCGAGGTGCTCGGCCTTAATCACTTTCATGCGGCACGTAATGGATCGTGAGGTTGATGATTTCGCGCGCGCTGGCGCGTCCACGAAACTCGAGCGCGAGGTGCGTGTCGATCTCGTCGATACCGATCGACGGCCCGCCATACGTGGACCCGGTGAACGTCCCGATCTCGTACTCTGTAGGGTCGTTGACGCCGAGATATGCAACGACGTTCCACTCACCCTCAATGCCGAAATCCGCACCAGTGATAGTCTTCACCGTCGCCGGCGCATTGCCTTGGATATTTTCGATGCGCACGACAGGCTCGACGGTGTCGTCGTACGTGTTGTCATCTTCGCCGCCGTACAGGTAGATCGTGTTTCCTGCGCGCGCGTAGAGGCGATCTTCGGTGATTACCCAGTCGGTGATCTGGTAGCCCATGTCGTAGATCGACCACGCGGCGACTTGGCTTTCGGGGAAATACGAGAGCACGTACACGTAGTTTCCGAGAGCGAGCAGGAAGCGTCCGTCCACAGGGTCGATCGTCGCCACGGAGGCCGCGATGACTTCGTCCGACAGCGCGCGAAGCGCCTCGAGCAAGATCTTGTTGATCGGATCGCTGACGCTGACGTGCTTGTTGAAATTGGACGCGACGTCTGACGGCCGAAGCGCACGGATGCCGCGCGCCGTGAGGAAATACACGTCGGCCTCACCGAACGCGATCGCAGCGCGACGCGCGAGCAGGCCCACGTTGTCGACGACTTGCTGCCTCGCATTCAGCGCAGGGTCGGCCGACATCGCCCACACCTGCACGGCGGTGCGGGAGAAGAACGCGAGGTAGCCCAAGAACTCGACGATCGCCATGAGCTCTTCCGAGCCCGAGACGTGGTTCGACATATTGATCGCGCCGGCACCGACGGCGTTCTCGTCATACTTGGTCGGCGCGTTGACGCCAGAGAACGCCGCCAACGATCCTGACACGTAATACATTTTCGTGCCGTAGGTCTTGACGAACGCTCCGGGGTCGGGCGCGTTGTCCGCACCGTTGAGCAAGTTTTCCGGCGTGGACACAGTGAGATCGCCTGTAGCGATCACCTCGACGACGTAGCCGTTCACGGCGGCACCCGTGCCCGGCTCTGCCACGAGGTACACGACCGCGCCTGCGGACGTTGCGGTGTATTGCGGGGTCGACGTGTAGCTGTTGATCTGCGCGGCGATTGCTGCGGCAGTGGCGCTGTGCGACGTGGCCCACGTGACAGCGGCCCCGAGAATGTCGATACCGTTGATCTTGATTTGCGTCACTGCGCCGGCGACTGTCCCGGTGTATATGGCGAAAAAGCCACGCGCGCGAGCATCGAAGATTTGGGGGACGTACACGCCGTCGTAGAAGTGCAGAACGCTCCCGTTCGTGAACTTCGCGGCGACATAGGTCTTGCCGTCAAACACGTCATACGACAGCATTTCCGTCATCGGGAAACCGTCGGGGTGCTCGCACTGAACGTAGTTCACGCCGGCGGGCAGGGCGAGCGCGCCTGTGAACACACTGGGGTCGTCACTGCCGAACACGTAGAGACTGCCGGCGGCGCGCGCAAAGCCTTTTGTGCGGCCAGCGGGGAGCTGGTACGTGGGGACGAATTTCTTGCGCACGGCGATCGTTCCGCCGTCCGTGATGTGCACGTCCGTGCCGATGTAGAGCGAGCCCGGAAGCGCGCCGATCGGCGGACGCCGGCGGTCGAGGCCGCGGGCGAAGTTGTCGATGACAAAATACGGGGACTTCGCCATGGCGCGTTACCCCGCGACGACTGCGATGATGCGGTCGTTCGGATCCGCGGCCGGGTTCGGCTCGGAGACTTTCGCCATCGTCGCCCGGTATCCGAGCGTGTCTGCGTGGCGCAGCTTGTGGTACATATCGAGCGCTTCGTCCATCTTGGACTTGGCTTCTTCAGGCTCTTTGCGGCGGAGCAGTTTCGACGCGGCGTAAAGCACCAGAATGCGGCTCTCAAGAGGCGACGTGTCCCCGTCGGCCGTCAGCGCGGACAGCTTCTTCTTTCCTTGAAAACGGATCTTGCTGTCGTTGGCGGCGGAACGCGGCCAGATCTCGAACGTCGTGCCTGCGCGAAACTCCCACTTCAGCGCGGGTTCGTTCGTCACGTTCACGTCGTCGCCGTCTTGTGCGGTGTAGTCGCCCGGAACGATGCCACGGCACAGCTTCGTCCACGCGCCGTTGTAGCGGTAAAACACTTGCTTGACGCTGGCGGGGTCGAGATCGTCGGGCAGGTCGTACACGCGTTCGCCGGCGACAGTCAGCACCTCGAACATCCCGTTCTCTTCGTCGCCGCACAGGAACGACCAATCGAACATCCAGAATTGCGCTTGTGCCCCGCGGATGTGATGCTTCACGTGCTCGCGAAAAGACACACCCGCGTTCGGGCTCGCGTGAAACGAGCTTTCGAGCAGGGTTTCTTCTACAAGGACACCGAGCGACACACCGCGGGGCATAGCGTTCTCCTGCGGTTAGGACTTTTCGGTGACGCGGTCGATCGCGGACTTTACGCCGCGACCCCCGCGGAGGACGGCCGGAAGCTCACCACGATCGTCATCGGTGTCACTGGTGAAGCCCGCCTTCGCCTGCGTCTCTTCCATCTTCTTCGCGGCCTCGATCTGCTTCTCGGCCTTGGCGCGGAGCGCAGCTGCGGCGGCGCGTGCGTCGATGCCGATCTGGCGAAGTGCGCGGGGGAGCGGTTGCATGGCCGGGAACAGGCGTTCAATGAAGCCGCGGTCTTCGATACGCGCGACGCTCTCGTACGTGGCGAACAGGCGCTCGCGCTCTTCGGCGTCGTCCTCGACGCCCCAGTCCTCGATCCATTCAAACGGAACGATGTTACTCACACTGTCCGCGCCGTGGAGGTGGCGCAGGATGGCGAGCTCGGGCACGGTGACGGTCTTGTCGGCGGTGACGGACGTCATGGATCCGCCAAGTTGAATGTCGCATTTGCAGCGTTGCATGGTGTTTCCTTCTCGGTCAAAGGGTTCGGTCGAAAGTCTGCACGCTGGCCGGTGGACCGAGCACCGGCCAGCGCGAGACGTGAGCGGGGTTAAGCCTTATCGCTGCTGCCCTGCCCTGTCTGGTTTAGCCCGCAAACTGCGGGTTGCCCTTGTACGTCGGGTCATCCGCGCGGACGACCAAGTCGTACACCTTGGCGGCGTCGGGCGCGGAGTTCGGCACGTACGTGCCGCGCACGTCGGCGGTCGTTGCGGTCGACTTCGTGGCGCGCGCGAGACCCCCGACAAACGTGCCGGCCGCAGCCGCCAAGCCGTCAACGAGCTCTCTCACGATGTAGCCCGAGGACGGCACCCAAATCGGGAGGCCGAGCACGTTGCCGAAACCGATCGAGACGTTGCCCGCCGAGGCACCGGAAGCGGTGATCGACGTGATCGTCTGGAACGCTTTCTTGCCTGCGGCGACGCCGGCGTTCGCGCCGGTGATCGTCTCTTTGACAACCGCGCCGTACTCGTCCGTTCCGACGACCGCGTACGTGTCGCCGGTGTCATCGCCCGCGTTGGTGATGATGATGTTGCGCGGGACATCGAGCGTCGTTTGGAGCAGGGTCAGCGCGCCTGCGCCGCCGATCGCCGCCGCCGCACGGAAGTACGTAGCGGAAGTCGCGACCGGTGCGCCGAGCCGCAGGCGGTAGTCTGCGGACGGGGCGACGCGCGGGGGGTACGAGATCTGCGACGGGTCCTTGTCGGACGCGCCGCGGACATCGAGCTGGGCACGCACTTCCGTGCCCACCGCAATCGTGCCGGTGCCGGTCCACGTAACCGTGATGCTCGACGCGCCAAACGCGAGAGCGAACGTGTCGGCGTTGTCGTAGATATTCGCGCCGACCTTGAGCTTGGCGTACGGCGCGTCGGTGCCGAAATCGCCGCGACCGTAGCCCGTCGGATAGTCGAGAGTGAAAGTGCCGGCGGGAGCGACCGCTGCCGTGAGCACTTTGTTCGGGGTGACTGCGATGGTCATTTGAAGACCTCCTGAAAAGAAAATAGCGGGGAAGCTGAAAAGCCGCAACGTGGCCCGCCGATTAAGCGGGCCACTCTGCGTTACGTCGCCTGATAGACGCCGTGGCAGTTCATCTTCTTCGCGATCATGGTGCCGGTCCACGTGATGCCGCGATACAGCACGTATTTTTCGGGCGGACGCGCCGGGTTGTGCACCTTCATGTCCTCGTTCTCCATGACCATGAGGGTCAGGTGACGCGTGTCGATGAAGAAGCAGTAGTCGGTGAGGCCGAGGTCGTCGAGGGTCGGATCGTACACGATCTTGCCCACGCCCTTCATGGTGATGTCGGACATGGTGATGTCCGTCGCCTTGGTGGACGCGAAGCCTTCCTGCGTGTACGTGCCCTTCTCGTGGATCTCGTTCTCGAGCTTTTCGATGAAGCCCGAGCCCGCCAGCACCAGATCGGGACGGCCACCGTAGCGGCGGAGCTGACGGAGCTCGGCGCGCAGGGTTTTCGTCAAGGTCTGGTTCGCAGCGGACGACGCGATCGCGTTGTCGGCGGCGACGCCCGTCGCGGCGAACTTCGCGGCGGTCTTCGCGCGGTTCCTCCACCACGTGTTCGTGGCGCGGTCAATGCCGCCCACGACGCCGGTGGTCGGGTTCAGCGCGACAAAGTGCAGGATGCCCGGATAGATCTTCGCGGACGCCGTGCCGTCACCCCAGTTGATGTCGTTGTGCGACCGCGCCGTGCCTTCGTCCAGATCCTCGAGCTTGTCGTCGAGAATGTTGGCGAGGATCAGCTCTTCCGCGGCCGACGCCTGCGTGGTCTCTTCGCCGTCGAGGCTGTCGACGACGCTGATGCCTTGCTTTTTCAGCTCGGACAGCGTGATCTGGATGCCGGCGTGCAGCTCTTTCCACGCGTACTGGAACGTCTTGATGTTCGCGGGGTTGCGATACGTGACGGTGTCGTCCGTGTCGAAGCCCATGAACGTCGTCGTGTAGTCGTTTTTGACGCGGCCGGTGATGTATTCCTTGCCGCCCGGAAAAGTCTTCTGCTTCGCCTTCAGCGCGGCGAGCAGGGGCTTCTCTTGGATCGACTGGCTTTCCGGCTGACCGCGCATGTGGTGGTCGAGCGTGGTGTTCGAGATATTCTCGATTTCGTTGATCGTGAACGCCATGGTGAAGTGCCCTCTTAGTCAGAGAGGGAGCCCCGGTTGCGCACGATGTCGAGCGTGGACAATTTCTTCCCGCCGCCAGCGCCGCCGCCAGATCCCCTCGTGGGTTGGTCGCGGTTGCCGCTCTGGTGGGGCTGTCGCCGGGGTGCGGGTGCGGGCAGGATGGCTTTGAGATCCGTGTTCACTTGGTTTCGGCAGAGGTCCAGAACCTCTCTTGCCTCGGCCTTTGTGGTCACGGGTTTTCCCGCTGCCTTGCGTCGCGCCAGTTCCGCCTGAACGGCCTTCACGATGAACGGTTGCTTCTTCGCGAAGGACGGGTCTCGCTTGCGCTCGTCGGCTTCCCACGTCGCAACCGCTTCGGACAGGTCCTTGGCGATGGCGGTGGCCTTGGCTTGCGCTTCGGCCTGCTGATCCTTCTCTTTGGTCGTCTTCACTACCGTGTCGGCGTGGGACGTGGCCCGTTTGGCTTCTGCACGGGCGCGGGAGAGTTCAAGTGCGCGTTCTTCGGTGATGAAGCCGTCCGCGACCTCTTTCGCGAGGTCATCGGGGAGCACATCGCCTATCTCGGCGCGCAGATTGTCCAGCATTTCCTCGAGCACTTCAACGGCTTGCGCCGGATTGTTGCGCACCAAGGTCCCGACGTACAGGGCGTTCGTCACGTCCTCGGTCGAGAGCTGATTGTTCTGCATGAACGTCTCGAGCGCCCGGTATTGCTTGGCCGGGGCCTGAAGGCTCTGCACCTCGCTGCGGAGCTGCACGACTTCCGCCTGCTTCTCTTTCCAGCGAGGGTGTTGGTGGAAAGGCGGGAGCTCGTCTTTCGTGGCGTCGGGTTTCCCCTCGGCCGCGTCAGGCGCGGTCTCGTCCTTCTTGCCGCCGGCGGGCGTCGCCGTGGCTGCGGGCTCGGGTTTCGCTCGTGTGACGGAGCGTACGATGTCCAGCGTGGACTTCGGTTCCGAGGCCGCGTCGTTAGCGCCCTGATCGTCTGCGGGGGACGAAACCGCGGGTGAAGAAGCGTCCGTGTCGTTCGGGGCCGTGTCGATCACCGTGGTGTCGACGACGGTCTCTGTGTCGGTTTCCGCACCGACGTCGCGAGCTTCTGGCATTCGGTCCTGCCTATGTAGTTAAGCGTAGATTACTACGATAAGGAACATTATCCTCCGCCGGGCGAGTTGTCAAGCGGGGCGTCCGCGGGATAGGCCGGCTGTCCTCCCGGCGCGGGTAGCGCGGGGGCCGGGGCATTGCTTCCGCCGCGCCCGCCCTGCTGGTTCGGGTCGGTCGCGGGGTCCCCGGTGCCGACTTGCGGAGCGCCGCGGCCGGCGGCGGCATTGCGCGCCGTCATGGACGGGAGCTGCGGATCGTAGAAGTCCTCCAAGTCGATGCTATCGTCGAGGATGTCGATGAAGCGCTGCACCAACGGCTCGGACTTGACGCCCTCGAGCTGAAGGATAAGCGGCGTCGCGCGCTCCATGTTCGCCAGTTCCTTGTCGCGGTTCGGACGGCCGGAAGAGCCCGCGCGCACGGAGACAGCGATCTCGTCCACGAGATCCTGATCGGGCACGGTGGGCCACACTGCGCCGGGACCGACGAGACGCACGACGGTGTCTTCTGACGTCTCGCGCAGGTGCAGCTTCGCGGTGTTGTCGCACACGGCGGTGAGCAGGTCGTCGAGATCGTCGGTGTTCGACGACAGTGAAGAGATGCGCGACGCTTCCGCGATCGAGCTTTCGGTAGCCGACGAGTTCGACGTGCCGCCGAGGTTTGCTTCCTGACTTCCGCTCACGCGCAAGATCGCATCGTACACCGGATCGAGCGTGTAGAGGTTCGGGTCGATGTTCGCTTTCTTGAGCTCTGTGATGACTTTGTTGATGTCCTCGTTCACGCCGATGCTGAGCTCGATGACTTCGTGCGCTTCGTGCTCCGAGATCTTCTTCTTGTCGGTCTTGTCCATCAGGCCGGTGCGGCTGACGTAGAGCGGACGCGACGCGATGCGGTGCTGCCGCAGCGCTTCCAGCGTGCGGTTCACTTCCTTCTGCAACGGGATCAGATAGAACACGTCGGACTTCGGGAACGGATCTTCTTCGTTCTCGTGCTTGTTGAAGATCAGCGTCTCGTGGTTCCAGAAGCGCTCGGTCCACACTTCAGGCGGCGCGGGCTCTTGAAGGAAATCGTCGAAGCCTTCGCAGACGACATACACAACGCCGTGCTTCTTGTGGAAAATCTCCCACACACGGTACAGCGTGTCGCATTCATCAGTGTTGGCTTTCACCTTACCGTCCACCGCCGGCGCTTTCGTCGCCTTGCCGGCGACTTTCTTTTTATAGACCTCTTCGATTTCTTCGCTGTCCATCAGGTGCTCTTCAGCGACCCAGTGACAGCCGAGGAAACCTTCAAGGCTCATGCAGCGCTTGTCAGGAATGATGGTGGTGGAGCGCGGGAAAGAATACACCACACCTTCGCGCACGAGCACGTCGGGCTCTTGCTCGAGCGACGCGCGCAGGATGCGTGCTTCCTCGAGGTCAGCGGTGAGCTGGCCGTCTTCCTTCTCTACTTTCGCCGCCAAACGCTCGAGCGTCGCGAGACGATCGGTTACGTCGTACAGTTTCGCCTGCGTGTCGGGACGCTTCGTCAGCTCGCGCTGATAGCCCACGCGGATGTAGCTGACGCCGCATGTCAGCGTGCGCGGGATCAGCTGCTTCGCCTGCGTTTTGAACGGCGGGTCCTGATTGTCGAGCGAATGCCCGATCATAATTTGCAGCGTCTTTCCGAGCGTCGTCATCATGCGCTTGCGCGAGAAGCCCTCGACGACGTCTTGCATCATCGCCGTTTCGTCAGGACCGATCTGGCCCGTCTGCGCTGCGAGATACAGCTTCTCGAGGGATTGGCGCGTGCCGTCCCACAGGCCGAACTCGAGGCGCTTCTTCCGCTTCACCAACACGGTCGGGTTGCGCATGTATAGCGCGGCGGTGCGGCTGGAAATGTGGCGCTGCACGATGTCGACTTGCAGGCGCTCGTCGTCCTTGATGACGCGCTTGTAGTGCTGCCCGCTGGCGAACTTCATGCACGTGCGCATACGGTCGTACGCCGGCTTCCAGTGCTTCTTTGCAGAAAGCACCTGCTCGGTGAGCCGCTTTACCAGCGCGACGCGTTCCGTGGACGGGGTCTGCGGTTCTTCGACCGCGGTGTCGAGGTAAGCCATTAGTCGTCCGCCCTGCTAAATGCTGCGCGTTCTCGGCGTTCGCGCAGTGCTGTCTGGTGTTTCATGTGGCCGAAGCTGCCGGGCCGAGGCCCTGTGTATTTCTCGTTCTCGTCTTCGTCGGACGGCGGTTTACCGCCTTTGAGCATATCGTTCAAGCCGCGGCCGACGTTCGCGAGCGCGTCGACAAAGTCGTCGTGCGTGCCGGCGGGGAACTTAAGCAGCTCGCGAATGGCGTCGCCTACCCACGTTGCGTAACGCGGGAATTTCACCATCTTCATCGCCATGCGGCCTTTGATCGCCTGCGCCTTTTTCATCTTGTCTTGGTGCGTCGTCACCTCTTGCACGTCGAGCGAGAACAGGCGTTCTTCGCGCAGGCGTTTGTAGAGGAACGGCCCGATCGACTTGAAAATGTGGTCCTTCTCACCCCACAGGATCGCGGGGTCGTAGGTCTTCACGAACGAAATGATCTTGTCGACGATCTGCACCGTGTCCATGCGTTCCCACGCGCAATCGACGAGATAAATGTTGTCGTAGCAGTCGACAGCGACGACGAGAATGACGGATTTGTCGTTCACCTGCGTCTGCGCGACGGCTAAGTCGACGCTCATGTAGAAGTTCAGCTCTTCGCGCGGCGGCAAGTCTATGCGCGAGAACTCTTCGACGAGCGCGCGCGTGAAGAAGATGCCGTCTTCCGGCGACGGACGCTGCTGGTAGAGCGCGGAGAACGACACCGGGTTCATGCGGCGGCGGCTCTCGAGATACGGCAAGCCGAAGCGCCCCGGCCATAGCGCCTCACCCTTTGCGCGCCCGAGCGGGTCGTCGTCCTCCGCGATCGCGGGGATGTTGATGATCTTCCACAGCGCGGCTTCTTCTTCGTTGTAGTGCGGGTTCGACGGATCGGTGAGCCGACCCACGAGATCGTCGTCGTGCCAACGCGTTTGCGTGAGGATGACGACGCCCTGATCCGACATGAAGCGCGACATCAAGTCGTTGGTGAACCAGTGCCACAGCTTGTTGCGGATCGTCGCGGATTGGCTTTCTTCCGTGCCTTTCAGCGGGTCGTCGATCAGCAGAAGATCGCCGCCGCGGCCGGTAATCGTGCCGTTGATGCCGACGAACGACAGCTGCCCGCCGGAAACGGTGACGAGCTTGTCAGACGCGGCGGAGCCCTTCGCGAGTTTGCTGTCGGGGAACACCTGCGCGTACGCGTTCGATTGCATGAAGCCGCGCACGGCCCGGCCGTAGTCTTCCGCAAAGCCGTCGTTGTAGGTCGCCAGAATGACGCTGCGAAACGGATCGCGCCCTGCAAACCACGCAGGGAAGATCTTCGACATCATTTCCGACTTGCCGTGGCGCGGCGGCACGTTGAGGATCAGGCGCTTGATGTCGCCGCTCTCGACACGCTCTGCTGCGCTGGCGAGCGCTGCGTGCAGGGGTGTCACTGTGTATTTCGACTGCGTGACGTCGCCCGGCGCTTGCGGGTGGGGCCGCATCAGCTTCGCGAAAGGCAACAGGTGCTCGCGCGCATCGCGGATCGCGATAGCGCGTTGTAGAGCAAGCCGTTCCTCTGCGAGCTGTTTGGCGTCCATTACGGTTTGAGCCTCCGACGAAGGCGCGTACCAGACGCCGCGTGCGCGTGCGCGTGCGCGCGCTTGCTGGCGGCTTCTTTCTCGAGCTCATCGACGCGGTGCTTCATCACCGCGACTATCTTGCCGAGGTCGACAACCTGAAGCAGCACCCAGCCGATCAAGCTGATGTCGATACCGATCAGAAGAAGGGTAATCTGCGCTGGTGTCACTGTCCTATCCCCTGCTAAAGCACGTCCGCTGTGATTGTCACCGTAGCGGTCGACAAGACCGTCCCGCTTGCCGCGAGCCGGATCTCTATCGTCAGCACCACTGTCTGCGTCCCTGTCCCTACCTGTGCGCAGTTCCACGCACGCGTCGTCGATAGTGCGAGCCACGCGCCTGTAGCGGAAGACCCACCCGAAACACTGCCTAAGTTCACTGTCGCGCGCACTTCATACGCTGCGCCGGCCGCGCTTTTCGGAATAATCCAGTCACCCTCGTCCACAGCGCCGGCGAAGTTCGTCGTCGATATGATGTCGCCGTCGTTCTCGAGCTTATACTCCGCGTACGCGTTCGCGAAGTCGTTGTCTGTCACCGACAGATCGCTGATGCGAACTTTCGGGCCAGATCCACCAAAGCTGATGAAAGAAAACTGCGCGAGCGACATTAGCTGACGGCGGCTTTCACCGCGGCTTCACGGGCTTCCAGCTCCGCCACGCGTGCGCGCAACGTAGCGTTGTCTTCGTCGGCTTTTTCGAGCAGGGTGTCGCCCTTGTCCAGCGATTGCTCAAGCGACGTGATGCGCTGTTGCGCGCTACGCAGCGAACTTTCAGCAGACAGGCGAGCGCTGCGCTCTGCGTCTTCCGTCGACTTGAACGGGAGCTGCGCGGCGGCGAGGTACTCGTCGGCCGTCAGTTCGCGCGGCTCGAGCGTGGGCGAGCCGATCCAGTCGCCGTTGTCGCGGCGCACGCCGGCTTGCACTTCGGCGTAGCGGCGCTCGACGGTGCCGTCTTCAGCGACGATCAGAACCAGCTTCTTTGTGACTTCGACTTCTTGCATGACGGTCTCCTGTTATGCGTCGTTGGCGGCATTGGTGGTGAGGTGCAGGCGCACGGAGATCAGACGGGCGTCGACCGCGCAGGTGTCGGAGCCGTTGCCCGCGTTTCGGCAGAAGCGGAAGAACACAAGGTCGCCTTCCGCGGGCGAGCCGCCGATCGTGAGCGCGGGAGTTTCCGCCGTCCACATGACGTCGTTCGCCGCCGTAACGCTGTCAAGGATGTCCTGCTGCGTGCCCCACGCGACGTCCACCGGGTCGTCGTCAGACACCGCGGCACCTTGGAAGCCCCACATGACTGCGCCTGTGGCGGTGGCCGTGTAGCAGAATTGCGCGGTCACGGTGCCTTCGTTCCAACCTTTCGGCATCGCCATGCACACGTGCACGAACTCCTGCGACCCCGGATCGAAGTCGTAGGTCTGCACCATGACCTTGTTCGTCGTCGTCTCGCTCAAGGCGTACGCCGCACCGCTCGTGGTCGCCGGGATCATCGCGCCGGCGGGGATCGGAATACCCGTCTTGCCGGCGATGCGATACGGCACGCCGCTCGCGTTCTTCAGGCCCCCGCTGTCCATCGTCGCGAGCGTGGTGCCCGCGCGGCTCAACCGCAGCACGTCCTCAAAACGAATGATGAAGTCGGTGGGCGCTGCGGCGGCGTCGAGCGAGCCGCCGCTCGCGCCGATGTAGCCGCGTGCGCTGCCGGCCGCGCTATCGAAGTACGCGTACTGGCCGGTCTTGAACCGGGCAAGGCTGCTGAACGCCTGCGCGACGGTCCAGTCGATCGCAGTGCCGGGCAGGTTTGCAGTGTGGAACGCTGTGTTCCCGTTGATCGTCACCGCGCCACCGTTCGGGTTAAGCGCGATGGGGAAGTTGCTGGTAAAATCGGTAGCGTTGCGGTGCTGTATCCACAGCGTCCCCGACCCGTACACGCCCACGTCGCAGCTGACGATGCCTGAACGATAGATGCGCGCGCCGGTCGTCGTCATGGTGGATCCGGTCGTTTCCGGGTTGCCGCCTCTGGATGACAGCACGTCGAGCGCCAGCGCGGCGCTCAACGACAAGGTAGCGCTGAACGTGTTGGCGGTGTTGTTCTTCGGCACAGTGCCGCCGGACGTGCCGATCGTCTCTACCGCGGCGGTGCCGAGCGCCAGCAGCGTGCGGAGCGCGGCGGCGTCGACTGCGGCGGGGAGCGTGTCAAAGTACGCAGTGCGCGTGATGCCGGCCCACGAGGCGAGATCTGCATCGTACGCCTGCACGTTGGTGCCGGGCACGAGAGCGAGCAGGGTGCGTTGTGCGGCGGCGTCAGCTGCTACGACGAGCGCATCGCCGGCGGCGGTGAAGCCGAGACCCGTCGTGCGCGTCAGCGCTTGCGTCGCCTGCCCGACGAGCGTGCGGCCAACGGCGGTCAGAACGTATTCGGCGTAGGTGTCCAGCGCCGTCGTGTAGACGCCGCGGTCGCCAGTAGTCGCCAGCGCTGAAAGGCTCTGAAGCGACGCATCGTACGCCTGCACATCCGAGCCGATCGCGACGCCGAGGTTCGTGCGGGCCTGACCCTCGGTCGAGCCGTTCGTGCCGCCTTGGGCGATCGGGATCGGGAAACTGATGCTCGACAGGTAGCTCGCCGCTTCGACGGCGCTTGCTGCCGCCGCGTCGGCCGAAGCGTCAGCCGCCGTCGCGCTCGCTTCGGCTGCATCGGCGCTCGCATCGGCCGCAAGGGCTGAAGCTGCCGCGTTCGTCGCTGCCGTCGTGGCGTCCCCCAGCGGGTCCGTATAGTCGAGGAAGGCCGTCCACTTGCCGGCCGCAAGATCGGTCGCGAACACGCCGCTGGTGTGGGCGGTGTTGCAGAGGTAGAGCGCCGCGCCCTGCCACACGATGTCGTGCCGCTCGTAGGTCGTGGCCGTCACCCAGTCCGTCGGGGCATGAACGCCGAGCGCCAGTTCCGGCTTCAGCTGCTCGAGCCCCACCGTCATGTTCGCCAGCTGGTAGTCGTCCCGCTGGATACGCGCAAGGTTGCGCAGGGTCTCGTCCGACGTCAGCTTGACCGCGTTCAGCTCGGCGTCGATCCGGTTGCCCGGGTGCGGCGTCGCGGGGAAGTCCGTCGTCCACTGCGTGAAGCTGTAGATCCGGGTGTAGGGGGTCGGCTGGGCCATGGGTCACGTTCCCGCGAAGCTATGCACGTGGCCTGCCGAGGGCCTGCGTCGGCAGTCGTGAGGCCCCGGGGGTAATCCGCGCATCGGAGCTCTAGCCTTGGGCCTGTATCAGATGGTGGGGCCAGCGTCAAGGTGGGTCGGCGTATCGGCCAGTATAGTCCGCCTCGGCTACACGCGGGTGTGGGTGAGGTGGGGTCAGTGATCGACCACTACCAAATGGTACTGGTGCCCCAAATTAGGTCAGTACCATTTGGTAGTGGTGCCCCAAATTAGGTCAGTACCATTTGGTAGTGGTGCCCCAAATTAGGTCAGTACCATTTGGTAGTGGTGCCGGCATTCCATTAACAAGGGTTAACGTCGATTTTCAAATTGAGAAAAATTTCCTCGGGCCAAGGGGTAGAATACAGAGGCAATCGCATGACCCCCTCCCCCGGGGGTGCAGGCATCGGTGCGGAAGCGGAACGATCGCACGCGTTCGTTGCGGTTGCGGAACGATGCACGCAAGCCCTTGTCGCGTGCCCTTCGGATTGGCATCGTGCATTCCTTACTGTTTCTCGATAACTATCCTAGCAAACGCCTATATATGGCCCCTAATCGGGCAAAGCGCGCATGATTATGCCTTGTCAGACCCGACTAAGCGCGCCTCTTGTGCGCGCACCTGATCTAAGCGGGCTTCCAATTCCGCGCGGGTCAGCTCTTCGATTGGTTTTCGATTGGCCGCGCCGTCGCCCGCCTCTCTCGCCCGGCGGTTGAGGTCGAGCACGCCTAGAGCCACGCGGGCTTTTACAGACGCGTCCGTTTTTTCGTCGCGCATGATGTCGCCCGCCGTCTTTTGCGCGAGCGGGACTAGGTCCGCGTTCAGCCGCGCGAGCGCCGCTTCCTCTAACTGGCGGATGACTTCAGGGTGACACGCAAGCGCGCCAGCATAGGCAAGCGGTATGCCTGCAAAGGCGGCGGACATTTCCAGTCCGTCACCTTGCGCCAGCGATTGCACAAAATGCGGAATGCGCGTGTCGGTACGCGGGAGCGGCGCTAAATCGCTTGACATGATGCGCGATACTCTCTAAACGAGGTAATGGGACTAGGGTTAGCCTAGCCTAAAACGGGAGAAAATACCATGCACGAAAGTCTGCCGGATCGTCTGGCGCGGTTGCGGCGCGAGCAAGAGCGCTCTTTCCTCTTCTCCGCGCGCCTCTTCGCCGCTGGGGCCGGTTTCATCGCTGGCGCGGCTTTCCTCGCCTTCCTCTTCGCCTAACAGAAAGGTAATATATCAATGACGTCTCTTTCCATCCGAAACGAAAACGGCGCAAGCAAATCATGCTGGGCCGTAAGCCTCAATTTGGGGCTTGAGAATAACCCGCTGGCGGATCTCCCGCTGGCGCAACACCTCGCCGTTCTCCGCTGGGCATTCTCGCGCGGCGACGCCACCAAGCCGCGGCCCGGAACAAGCGCGCTTGTCGTGCGCGTCATGGGGACGGAAAAAACCCTCGCGTACCGTATCACGCTCAACGCGAGCGCGCCGGGCGACGCTGTCAACGCTGACATTGTGCGGGCTCTCGATTGGCTCGCCAACACGTACGGGCAGGAAGCGATCGCTTGGCGCGCGTCATGCGTCCAGTCGCAAAGCAGCGAACAAGAGAACGCGACCCTTTGCGGCCTAGTCGGCCCCAAGGCGGAAGACTGGGGGCCGTTCAACCCGGAATACTTCGTGGCCCCCGACGCGCCAGAAAGCGGCGAAGGGCTCGGCACGGACTGGGCGATGGACTTGCCCGGCGCAGGCTGGACCCGCTGAACCTGAACACGGGCGGGGGCGCGTTGCCTCCGCCCTAACCAGATCCTAGCCTAGCGCTAGGGTTCTCCCCAACTTGACGCCGCGCGGGCTGCTCCCCTCGCGGCGTTTCTTTTTGCCCGGCGCGTTAAGAGCTCCGCCCCTGATTAACTACGTTATTAGGAATATAATCCGCGCCTAGGAATAAACAGGAAAGTGGCCACACATATATCCCTAACCGAAAAGCGGACATCATGGGGGCCAAGGGCTGAACACACATAGGAATATATGTGTGGCCGCGTTATATACATTCCTAAATCGGCCTCAAAGCCTTGGCGCGCAGGGGTTAACCCGCTATCCGGCCACTTTCGCCCGGTTGTATGCAAACATTTTCTCCTATACCCCTATATACCCCTATACCCTTTGGTATGATGTATGAATACCTATTTCCCTATCTATATTTACTAATTCATTCTTGGGAGAAAGTTGATATACAACCGGGGCAGCGTGGACAGAAAGAGGCGTTTTCGTTGTCCCCCAAGGGCTCTAGCCGGCCACTTTGCCGGCCACCTTCACTTTTATTCCTAGCCAAAACGCCGATTTGTCCCAGTAGAAATCCCCAAATCAGCCAATTCGACTGAGGCGAGCTTAACACACAACCGCAAAAGCGTATGAAACAATTCGTGATGCATACGCGCAAAATAGTGTTTGACTTACACGCCGAAACGGGTATATAACTGACGCACTGGGCCGGAAACGGTCTCGGTACTGATGCAGGAGGCCACCATGCAACCGAACGGGCGTTAATACGCTCGAGCTCCGCGCCAGAGGGATGAGGACTGGCGCGGCGCTAGGTGGCCGACTGGAAAACGGGAGAACATGACGTGCAATGGGCCGAATTTTACAACGCCAAGGCCGATGGCGAGCTCTCCGCGCAAAGCGCCTGTGGGTCCGACGCCGTGCTCATTATGGACGGGCGTTTCTCGCGCACCACGCAGGCCATGGTTGCACGATCGGTCGGGCGAAAGCGTGGTTACGCCGGCTTCTCCCTGCACGCTGGCCCCCGTTTCACTGAAGGGCGCGAGACGCGCGCCGTCGAAAGGATTGACCCGTGATGTACGGCACATACCTGCGCCTGAACCTGCACGTTTCCGCAAGCGCGCGAGACGTCATCCGGGCGGCGCGTCGCAAGCTGAAAAAGAGCGCGCGCGGCGCTGCGCGCGGCACGCCACGAATTTTTCCGCGAAATGCTGGCGCACCACGCTAGCGCGCGCGGCGAGTATAACGACGTCATCAAGGGGAACCTGTATGCGCATAGCGCCTGAACGCCACGTCTGGTTTGGATGGTCGCCTAAGCGCCGCTTTCGCCTTGCGCGCATGGCGGATGGCGGATGGCTGATCCGCGTCTTCACTCTCGTCATCATCATCCGCCCGCGTGGCGAAGGGATCTCCTGAAATGCGGACACAAATTCCTGTCACCGTCGAGCGCCTGACGCTTCGTCACACGTCGTGGGCAAATACGCCCTACGCCACCGACGGGCGCGCCATCCTACCCTGCTACGCCCTAGAGCTGACGCTCGCGGACGGGCCGCTCCGCCACGTGGTGCGCGTGTCCGTCAAGGATCGCGGCGAGGGCGGGCTTTCGCTCGCGAGCCAGATCGACCGGGGCAAGCATTACGAGCGCTGGGGCGACTATCATCCGAGCACAAAGAAGTCGCGCGCGATCCGCAACGAGCTCCCGCGCCTGCGCATCATCTTCGCCCTGCACATTGTGGCGGCGACGCTTCATCGCATGGCGGACGACGCCGCAAAATATCGCGGGGGATAAGCCGGTGCGCACGCATAACCCGCCCTACACGCTCGAAAGCGCCCGCGCTCAAATGCGGGACGCTCTGGCGCGCGCAGAGAAAGCACAAGCGGAGGCCGACGCCGCCGCGCGGCACCGTAACCCCTACATGGCGCGCTATTTTGACCGCCAAGTGAAGCACTGGCGCGAATGCGCCGCACGTGACGCCGCGCGCGTCGCTTATCTGGAAGGTCAAGCCAATGCCAGCGCTGTCTAGTTGGTCGCCGCCCCGCCGCCTGCCCGGCGAGACGCAGGACGCCTACAAGCTGCGCTGGCAAGGCGCACGGGCGGAATATGACGCCGCGATGATCGCACGTAAGGCCGAGATCGCCACCGAAAAGGCGGAGCGGCTGAAACGGGCGAAGACGTGCCAGATCTGCGGGCGTCCGATCATGGCCGAACAGGGCCTTATTGCGCATCACGGATACGTGCGCCCGCTGGAAGGCTGGCAATCGGATAGCTGTGAAGGCGCGCGCGAATTGCCCTACGAGGAAAGCCGCACGGCGCTCGGTCTTCATATCGACGAGCTGCGGCAGGGATTGCGCACGACTGTCGCGGTCCTTGACACGTTCAACAATTCGCCGGATAGCGGCGTGCGCGTGACGTGGAACGTGCGTGTGGGTCGCATGATGACCGAGCATTCCTGCACCGTAACGCCGCAAGGCTTCGACGCATGGGCGCAGAGCGAGCAGGGTGCGCTGGCGCGTAGGTGTGGCGCGCCTCAATCGTACGCTGAAGCGCGCAAGCGCGTGGTGCAACGGCTGACGCAGGACATCACGGATTTGCAGCGCCAGATCTCGCATCAGGCTGAACGCTTCAACGCATGGAAGGCACCGCGATGATTGACGTTCTCACAAACTACGGCGCATTTATCTGCGGCGACATCATCGCGCGGCATGACGCGGAATGCGATCGCGTTCTGAAATCCCTGCCCGACGACGTCAAGGCGCATTACCTGTCGGGGTACGTGGGTCACAGCCCGGATCGGTATTTCCGTTTTTCGGTGCACGCGATTTTAGACGAAAAAAACATGCGTGCGCAGGCAAACGTATATTTTCGCGGTGCAGCACTGGCGACGCGGGACTGGTGATGTACGTCGCCGCATTCCGAGCCACCGATGGCGCGTGCATAGCCCGCAAGGCGATGAACCGACGCATCGAGATCGTCGCGCGTGACTGGCGCGGCAATGAACCGTTTTTCTACGCGTTGTGCAGGCGCGTAGGCGACGACGAAAGGACCCTGCACCAATTCGCTGGCACGCCTGACGGGCTTGCCGCCGCACAACGTATGGAGCTGGAAGAACATGGCGCGTAGCCTGAACACGATCGCCGCCGAGATCCGCAAGGACTGGGGCGCGAAAACGAATTACGCCGCACGGCCATATCTGGAAGCGATGGGCCGGTGCAACGAAATCACGGGCAGCTACTACGCCGACACCGCCGCGTCTTGCGTGCGGTACTTCCTCGCCAATGCAGGCACGTGGCGCGGCGAGACGGCGCGGCGCGTGAAGGCCGAGCTCAAAACCATGCTAGAAACCGTTTGAAACGAAAGGAAGATCACATGACCGAGATCAACAGATTTTTTGACTTTGGCGACGGCGAGGGCCTTGTCCGCGCAGATCCGCACCCCAACGGCGGCGGCTGGGTCGCGCACACGGCCACCGTCAAAGCGTCCGCCTATGTGGACGCTGATGCGCACGTTTACGGAAGTGCGATCGTGGGTGCAAACGCCTGCGTGCGCGAGAACGCGCGCGTTTACGGGAACGCCGAAATTCAATGCGGGGCGATCGTGTGCGGGAACGCGCGTGTGTTCGGCGGCGGCGTCGTTCCGCCCGGCGCGTGCGTCGACGGCAAGGCTTACGTGAAGCATCGCGTGGACGTGACCACGGGTCTGTGCCGCTCGCGCACGGGCTACTATCGCGTCACCATCTGGCCGGGGCGCAACGGCCTGCCGCGCGCAAACTGGGGGTGCAAGAGAAACATCGACCTTCAGGCGTATTTCGAGCGCGAGGCGCACTACCACACGCTGAAGGCCGGGCCGCTCGCCCTGCTGAATGCGTGGTGGGAGATCCGCAAAGCGGCGGGCATCGCCTGATATATCCGGGGGCTTGCGCTTTCAACGCCGCGTAGCTTAAACAATCCCGCTTAGTAGGACGCCCACGGGTTCCGGCTCAACATGAGGTGACGTGATGACGGCGAAAGAATGCTGCGGCGGTGCGCCGCGTTGTCAGAAGTGTCCGCTGGGCCAGCTCCCCCGGCCAGAGCCAAAGGCGTCAGTGGCGATCGCTGACGACTTCAGCGCAATCGCGCGCGGGATGCTGGCGCTCAACCTCGAACGGTCGGTGCCGAAGCCGCCGGGCCACTCGCGCGAGATCCCGCAGCTGGGCGGGCGCGAATGGAAGCGGCTGCGGGAAGGGCGTTTCGTACCGGAGCCCCCTCCGTGGGGGCAGCATATCCTCGACGAGATCCAGCGGATGCACGGCGTAGGCGACCAGATCGCGGAACTGGCGAGCAGGCCCGCGCCCGACACGGCGACGGCGGTCATGCTGAAGTCGCGCCACTGGCACTTTGCGGACCTGAACCGCCAAATCGCGCCGGATGGCAGGTCCCTGCTCGACCACGTGAACGCCCTGCGCCCGGTCGCCTACTTCCTCAACGAAGACGGCGTCCACGCGTATGACGGGGACAAGATTACGAAAGTTTAATTTTAGGAGCTATTGCCTTTACCCTTTTGACGTGGTATTGTCCTAGGGTAGCTTAGGAGACCGAGACGTGGCCGAGACACTGGACGAAATGTTCGAGGCGGAAGCGGCGGCGCGGCTTGCAAAAGCCGAGGCCGATGACACCCCGCAACAACGCGAACGCCTTGAGGCAAAGCGTGCGGCGGAACACGCGAGACTGGTGGCTGCGGGCATTCTCACCGAGGACGGTGATCCCGGCTTGAATGCGGACGAGGACGAGGACGAGGACGAGGACGAGGACGAGGACGAGGACGAGTTCGCATGATCGCGCTCGTGCAGAAGTCAGAAGCGGAGCAAGGACAATGACGCCAGATTATTTCGAGCACAAGGCGAAGCTCAAGCGCACGCGCGATCAATTCGTGGTGGATCTCCGCTGGTGTCTCGGCGCGCAGGCGCGGCCGGCGATGGTCTTCGACGAGGCCGCTGTCACCGAGGACGACTACCGCATTCTGGTGCGGCAGGGTGACGGCCTGCGCGTGGTCATCTGGTTCCGCGAAGGCAAGGGCGGCGACACCGGCGATTGCGAATTTATGTGGCCGCTCAACGAGAAGGGCATGTCGGAAGTCGCGCGCGGGTTCTCCTCGTGGTCCAAGACGTCGACGCACTTCCAGCTGTCGCGCGGCCCGAGCGCAATCGCGGCGCAGATCCTTCAGCGCGTCGTCTTGCCGTCGGAAACGGCGCACGCGGTGGCGGCGCAGCAGACCCATGATAGGCTCGCGTCGCGCGCCAAGCGTGACGAGGCGCACGTGTCCCTGTCCGACCTGTTCCCCGGCACAGCGACACCCCCGTGGCAGGGTGCAGGCGAACAAACCCTGCTCGATGACGACGTCCGCGTCTGCACCAGCGAGGGCGGCATCGTTCGCGTCGAAGCGTTCGGCCTTACCCCCGCGCAGGCGCGCGCTCTCGTCATCGTCGTCCGCCAGATCAAAGGTGAAGCATGACACTGCGCGACCAGATCATAGCGGCGGTCGGGGAGATCCCGCGATCGGAACGCTCCCCCTCCGTCGTCGCTGACACGGTGATCGCGCTGATCGTCGGCACGCGTCCGCTCGACACGCCCATTCCGACGCGTGAAGAGTGGGCGCGGGAAGAGTGGAAGTTCCAAGTGCTTTACACGACCCCGGATGCGACACGTAGCGCGATGGTGTTCGTCTCGCCGGAAGGGGCGCAAGCCACGGTGTTTTGCGACAGAGGGAAGCTCTTCATCAGGCAGCGCGCGCCCCTGCATGGCGAGGCCAGCGGCTTCCGGGCGTTGTGGACCTGCGAGCGCGGGGGCCGGATGATAGGCGCGTGGGCGCGCAATGGGCTCATAGCGTACATCGTCCACGACGAAGGCAGATACCTGTTCATGCAGGGCGCAGGTGCAGGTCGCCTGCGGTACAATCACCAAGCGCAACACCACTTCGCCGGCAGCACGCGGGAGATCGCGGATGTAAACGCGGTTGCATGGTACAAAGCGCGCCATCCCATGTTCTTCGACGGCAAGGAAATCGAGTTCAAACCATGACCGCACGCGCGTACTGGCTCCATCGCGTCGCCGTGAATGCGGTGCCGAAGAAGATCATCGAGCACAAGGACACGGACGCGCGTGTCTTCCTGTACGAGATCCACGGATTGACGCTCGACGTGCACACACGGGGCCAGCGCGTCACGGACATTTTCAGCACCGTGCGTGCGGCGAACGGCAAGGAACACAAGCGCAGGCTGATTGCCAGCGCGCCGCTCTACATCGCGCTTGCGGGGCGCACGTTGGATGCTTTGGAGGCACGGAAATGACGACGGCAAAAGAGCGGCACGCGCAGGAGCTCGCAGCGTTGCGTGCTGAATACGACGAGCGCGTCGCCGAATTGCAGACGCACTACCGCGCGCACCTGACGAACAACAAGAGCGCTGCGTTCTGGTTCGCCACGTGCGTCGTCGGCGTGCCCCTGCTCATTATCGGCCTGTGTCTCGGCGCGGTCGGCATGTACGCCGCGCAGGAAAGCATGATACCGCGCGCGATGGAAGCGCTTTCGCGCGGCCAAATGCTCGAACATTTCATCACGAAAGGCAACCCCTGATGCAAGAGATCTTCGACAAGGCGCTGATTGTAGCGGGAGGCGCGTTCTTCCTGCTCTGCGTGGCGCTGCTGGGTAGCGGCGTCGGGTTCATTATCTCGGCGCTGATCGTCGGGACGCGCACGTTGCTCGCGCAATGAGGAAGCTACTCGACGCCGCCATGGAGCTGTTCTGCTGGGCGTTCGTGGTCTTCGTGATCGCGTTCGTTCTCGTCAGCGTGGCGCTGAATTACTGGGAGGCGATCACGTGACGGCCATGTCCTTTTTCCTACGCTGTACCAACGCGTTCCTCGCCTTCGTGTTCGTCGCGCTTGCGGCGCACACACTGGGAGGACAGCCGCCCGGCGTCGTGCGCACGGCGCTGCTGTTCGCGATCGCTGCGTTCTGCATTCCAACAAGGAAGGGCTGGTGATGGTCGTCCCCCCGTGGCCTACAGGAAACGAGCCTGAATACTCGCGCGCGGATCTCTACCGCGTGATGCTGCTGATCGCACAGCCGCACGAAGTGGTGCCGGCGCGCCCCGCGCTGGAAGACGTGCTGATGAAGCTGTCTTCATACGTGAAGACGGCGGAGGCGTGGAAGCACGAAGCCACGCAGGGTGGCGCGCACGGTGTGGCGGTGGGCATGTCCTTGGAGACGGCGAAGGCGTGGTGGAGAAATCTCCCCACGACAAGTCCGCCCGCCACCGTTTCGGTGTTGCAGACGCCGTACCACGAAGAGCCGCTGTTCAACGTGCCGAAGAAGTGCAGGGTGATCCAGTACGGCGACACCATGGCGTGCGGACCCTGCGCGTTGCAGTGGGACACCAACGATCCCGACCCGCCGGCGTGCAAGAAAGGCGCTTGACGTAAGACCCGCCGCGTGGTGTAACGGAAAAAAGAGGTGATCTATATGGGTAAAAAGCTGAAGACGTTGCGCGCGTGGAGGCTCGAACGCGATCTCACGCAAGCGGAGCTGGCGGCGGCGTGGGACGTCACGCAGAGCTACATTCAGGGCTGGGAGACGCACTACACGCGCAAGAGCCACCGCCGCCCGAGCCCCGACAACATCGAGCGCATCAAGGTCTGGACGAACGGCGAAGTGACCGCCGACAGCTTCAGCCGCGAGGCGCATGACGCGTGCACATACACGCGCTTCGGGGACCTGCGCACGGTGAACGTGCCCCCGCACGAGCGCGTCGCCGCACGCAAAGCGAAGGAAGCCGGACAATGAAGCACGTCGTGACCCGTCTTCCGTGGGACAAGTTCCAGCACATCCTCGGCCGCAAGCACGCGCCCGACGCTCCGGTCGGTGCGTTCGGCGTCGAAGGCGACATCGAAATCCAGATCGCATACCTCGCAGGAACATTCGATCGCAGCGGCCCTATCGCCATCACGGTGGACCCTGAGATCCTCGCGCTGGTTCACTACATCGAAAAACGCGCGCCGCAATGGGTGCGCAGAGATCTCCGCAGTCGCCTACCGATGATCGCCATGTCTGGCGGCGTCGTTCCGGGCGGACGCGGCGACACATCCTCGTGGGCGCAGGTGCTTTCTTCGCTCGACAGGATGCTTATGAACGGCCCGCGCGGCGAAGCCGTTGACCCCGAAGCACAGGAGCAACCAAGTGGGGATTAAGCCACACCACGTATGTCAATTTCTGATGCTCAACGCGCAGGTGAACGCCGGCGTTACGTTGAGCGGAGAGCTGCGAGCGCAGTACGAAGCGCTGCGTCAGGTTTTCCAAGCGCACAAGATAGGCACCGGCGTGTTCGACCCGCACCGGAAGATCGACAACCGCGATCGCGTAGAGTTCGGCGCGCCCGGTCTTCTCGAACGCGGCAGCACGCGGCAGACACGTCGCGCCGATGAACGTGCGTTCAAGAAATCGCAGCGCGCTTACACGCGCACGAAGAAGGTGTCGTACGGTGTCAACCGGTAGTGCCCCCGCGCGGTACGCGCTCAAACCCTGTGACGGTGGCTGGCAAGTCATCGACACCGCAACGCAGCAACCCCTGCGCGATCACTTGAAAAAGGTTCGCGTTCACAACCGGCAGTCTGTCGCACAAGCAACGGCGGATTTCCTCAACACAAAGGCCGAAACCGATGGTGAAGACCGCTTCCACAAGGCGTACGAAAACCGCTGACCTGCCGGCGCAGGACACGGTGTCCCTGCCGCGCACGCTCTCGCAGCTGACGAAGGACGAGCTCCTCGTCGTCATCACGCAGCTGCAAACCGAGAACGCGCAGGTGAACCAGCGTGCGCAGCAAGTCGCCGCCGTCAATTCACGGCTCCGCGACACGCTGCTCGTGCTGCAAGACAGCCCGCGCCCGATCGTCAACACGACGCTCGGCCCGGTCGAAGCAACCGCCGACGGCCTCGCGTTCATCGCGGGAAAGCTGGCCGAAGCACAACAGAAAGGCTGATCCACAATGTCGTACACGGTACTCAACAAGGAATTTCAAGCCGTGGACGTGAAGCTCCACGACACCTACGAGGAAGCAGCGAAGCGCGCCGCAGAATGCGCCGACGCACGACCTGCCCACGCGCCGTTCCATATCGTTCAGCTCGTCGGCAAGGCGCACATCGTGCCCGCATCGGTGGTTGTCGAGCGCGCGGAGCGCACAGCTGCGGCACCGAAGCCGAAGTCGTGACGCAAGCGTACGCACCCCTCGGCCTGATGGGCGGCATCCCGGTGTACGAGAACGCCGCGCACAGGACGGGGCGGTGGTCCGCGCTCAACGCAGAGGGCGTGCTGGTCCGGTACTTTGTTGGCGGAGCCGTGAAGCACACGCACGCCGTGAACCAAAAAGTCGATCGGATCTTTATGAACCGCGAGACATACAACGCCATCGTCGAAAAACTTCGCCGCCAAACGATCCGAATTGTCGCTTGACAAAGGCTTTTTGTGCAGCGATACACGCCGCCCCGGAGGATACATGGACGACCGAACAGAGATCTTGCTGGAAGTGGTGGCCGATCGGGTCGTCGAGCAGCTGACGCGCATTGCGGATGCACTTGAGCGTGCGTACCCGCCGCCGTCGGAAGACAAGGCGATGGTTCTCGCAGGGCAAGTCGGTGTCGCCGCTCAAGAGACGATCAAGGACCCGGCCACGTTCGTCACCATGGAAGACATCAAGGCCGAGCTCGCGTTCATGGAGAAGCAGAGCGCGGAGCTCCACAAGCGCGGCGTGCATCTTGCGACCGAGACTGTGAAGGCGCTTGGCTACCCGATCAAAGACTTCAAACCGAGCGAGCGCGCACAGCTTCTCGCCGCGTTGAAGAAGCTCGACAAACTCAACGACGACATCCCTTTTTAGGAGACCGAGACCATGTCCCAAATCAACATCACGATTAACTGCGAGCCGCACGAGCTCGCAAGCACGCTGAACGCGATCGCGCAGGGCTTCGCCTCGCAGATCAGCGGCGTCACTCCGCACTTCACGCTCCCCGCCGCTATCGAGGCCGGCACCACGGGCGACACGAACGACAAGGACGTCGTTCTGGTCAGCACCGAGAAGGCCAGCACCGAGAAGGCGAAGGACAAGCCGGCGCGCGGCGGTGCCAGCGCTGCGGCGAAGAGAGAAGCGCTCGACAAGAAGCTCGAAACGGCGACAACCGTCACCGAGATCAAGGACGCGCTCGTCGAAACCAACGTCGAGGCCGACGCCGCCGCGCTGTTCGGCACCGAGCCCGCTGCGGCCGATACGCCGCCGGCGGCAACGGCTACGTTCGAGGACGTGCACAAGCTGTTCGGAGCGCGCGCGAACAAGGACAAGATCCCGTACAAGCTGCTCACCGACACGATGAACTCGTTCGTCAAGGAATGCGGCGCGGCGACGGTGCGTGAGCTTTCTGGCGAGCAGAAAGCCGAGCTCTGCGCGAAGATGAACGCGCTGACGGCGTGATACCGATCGGCCCCTGCCTGCGGTGTGGTTTGTCGTGGACTTGCCACGCCGCAGGATGCCCCAACCTCGACGTCGCGTTTAACGATCAGGTGCAGTACGCCATGAACCAAGCAGCACACGCAGAACGCGCGCACGCCTCGCTGGGCGCATCATCTTCTCACCGATGGATCGCGTGCCCCGGATCTATCAACGCGCAGGTTGGGCTCGAGGACGAGGGCAGTCTCGCCGCCGCTGAAGGCACCGCTGCGCACGAGGTAGGCGAGAGCTGCCTGCGCGACGATCAAGAGGCCGTCAGCTACATCGGCCGTTTCGTCACTGTCGGAAATCACCGGATCGAGGTGACGGAAGAAATGGCGGAGGCCGTGCAGCAATACGTGGACTACGTCCGTTCACGCCTGACGCCATCGAGCGAGCTGCTGATCGAGTACCGCTTCGACATTTCCGACACCGTCGGCCCTGAAATGTTCGGCACAAACGACGCGTGCATTTTCGATCGCGCGACGGGGCTGCTGGAAGTCATCGACTACAAGCACGGGCGCGTGATCGTCGAGCCAGAAGAAAACTCGCAGCTTCTCTACTACGCGGTCGGTGCGTTGACCGCTGGCGAGGGCCGCGTCGTCGAAGACGTGAAGCTGACCATCGTCCAGCCGCGCGCCGCGCACAAGAAAGGCCCTGTCCGTTCGTGGGACACCGACGTGTTCTACCTCATGGGTTTCATCGAAGACCTGAAGGTGTACGCCGAAGCGACACGCGACCCCAACGCGAAGCGCGTGGCCGGCGACCATTGCACGTTCTGCAAGGCGATGGCTACGTGCCCGGAGGCGCGCAAGCACGCAGCGGACGTTTCCTTGGCTGAGTTCGATACGCCGCCTTCGGAACTGCCCGGTGACGACATCGCGGCCATTCTCGAACAGGCGACGTTCATCAAGAACTACGTCGATGCTGTGCAGCGCGAAGCATTCCAGCGTCTCAATCGCGGCGAGCCTGTCCCCGGCTACAAGCTGGTGGCGAAACGCGCCACGCGCAAGTGGGTGCCGGGTAGCGACGAAGAGATCTTGGGCTCCATGCTCCGGGCGCAGTTCGAGCTGGGCGACGACGTGCGCATTCACGCAGACCCGAAACTGCTGACGCCTGCGCAGTTCGAGAAACTGGTGCCGAAGAAACGGCGCGCAGAGTTGGCCGACTTCTATGAAAAGACGTCGTCAGGCAACACCATGGCGCGAGAAGCGGATGCGCGCGAAGAGGTGGCACCGTCAAACAGTGCAGACAATGAGTTCAGCGAAGTCGATTAGGAGCACAACATGCAAGCTGAAGAAATCACGGCGACGCCGGAACCGGGTCCCGTCGTTGACCGCGAGGCCATCACCAGCCCGACACCCCTGCCCGACCCTGTCCCGCTGACGGACTTCGCCGTCCTTGACGTTGAACCGCCGCGCGGCTACTCCACACCGTTCGACGACAACGACGACACGAGATACTACGCAGAACGGCTCGACCCGCCCGCCGCACCGCAAGCCCTCCGCGCCTTCGGCAATGACGCGCCGAGCGTCGGCAGGATTGTGCACGTTTACTTCGGCACGAAGGGTCCATACGCCGCGATCGTGACCGCTGTTCCGGCCGACCCGGAAGAGAACGGCGTCGGCGTCGCGGTGTTTCTGCCGGACACCCTGTCCACGTCGGCGCGCGTGTACGACGCGCCGGTGCAAGAAGGTCTCAACACGTGGGGCTGGCCCCCGCGCGTGTGACGACGGCGCGGTGGCCGATCCACCGTAGTGTGAAAACGTGAAAACGGAGGTCAACATGACCGAGCAAGCGAAAGCGGCCAACCTGTCCCCGAAAGGGCGGCTGTCCTACGCGTGGATCTTCACGCCGAAGACGGACGCCAAGAAGGGCACGAAGAAGTACCAGACGGTGCTGATCTTCGACGAGGCCGCGCAGAAGACGCCCGAGTTCAAGAACATGGTCGCCGCCGCTGAAGCCAAGCGAACGGAAGCGTTCGGGGCGAAGGCGAAATCGGCCAAGCTGCCTTGGCGCAACGGCAACGAAGGCGACAAAGCGGATCTGGAAGGGTACGGCCCCGGCACGATCTACATCAACGTGTCTTCGACGCAGAAGCCCGACATCCGTGACGAGCGTAAGCAACCGATCACGGACGAAACGCAGCTGGGTTCCGGCGACTACGCCCGGATCTCGTGGTCGGTGTACGGCTACGACACGGACGGCAACAGGGGCGTGAGCTTCGGCTTGCGCAACATCCAGCGCCTCGGCCGCGGAGAACCGCTCGGCTCGCGCTCGGATGCGGACGCAGACTTCGACGCTGTCGAAACCACTGCGGACAGCACCGACGTCGACAACCTGTTCCGCTAAGAACGGCGCGCGTGCGGGGGTAACAGCCTGCACGCGCATCGGGGGACCCCATGAAAAAAGCACACATAGGCGTGGACCCCGGCTTGAAGGGCGCGCTCGCGCTTCTCGCGGAAGACAACACCCTGCTCGTCGAGGACATGCCTGTGCTGGTGCTACAGCGCAACGGCAAGGACAAGGGGCAGGTGGACAAGTACCAGCTGGGTCGTATTGTCGATCGCTGGTGCTCCGAATTTCAAATCGTGCGCGCGGTGATCGAGCAGGTGGGCGCACGTCCGAAAGAAAGCCCGGTCGCGTCGTTCTCGTTTGGCAGATCCGTCGGGTGTGTAGAGCAGGCGATCGCGAGCTGCTTCGTGCCGACTGAAATGGTTGTGCCGACGAAATGGAAGCGCGCCATGCGCATCACCGCGGACAAGGACGGCGCACGCGCGCGAGCCTCCGCACTGATGCCGCGTTACAATTCCCTCTGGACACGCGTGAAAGACGATGGCAGAGCAGAAGCCGCACTGATGGCGGTTTATTGCAGGGAATTTTTGTAATGGCGGGAAAGAGTAGATGCTGCGATGCGAAAGTGTCGCGCGAAGAAAACGCAGACTGCACAATCCTTTTGTGCGAGGACTGCGGCGATCATCTGGCGGTCGGGGACGTGCTGACACGTTTCGAAGGCCAGCAATCCCGGCGCGGGTATCAGGAAGACCACGACGCCACATTCAAGGAAGGAAGGAAGAAAACATGCTGATCCGAGCGACCGACAAGGATGGCGACCAAATCGCTTTCGCGGCGGCTGACGTTGCGCTGCTGACGCAACAGTCCGACCCGACGTTGCAGATCCACGGCGTGCGCTCGCACGTAGTGCTCCTGTCCGGCGTCGCGTTCAACGTGAAGAACACGGTAGGCGAGCTTGCGGCACGCTGCGCCCCGCACGTGATCGTCGTGCGCGGAACGAAGGGCGAGCTGGGCTTCCGTGCGAAGAGCGCCACCATGGTGATTGTCCCCGCGAACAAGAACGAGCTGATCGGCGGCGTGAAAGCGACGATCGTTTTGCGTGAAGGTATGGAGGTCAGCACGCTCGAGGACTTCGACACCGTCGTCGGCCGCATCAACGACGCTCTCGCCCGTGGCTAAGTACGAGGAAGTTCACCTCGACTACGAAACACGGTCAGCGGCAGAGCTGAAGACCGTCGGTGCTTCCGCATATTTCGAGCACGGAAGCACCGACGTCTGGTGCGCGGCCTACGCCTTCGACGACGAGACGGACATCAAACTCTGGTGGTTCGACGACGATCCGCCGCAGGATCTTCTCGACCACATTGCCGCCGGCAAGCTGGTGATTGCGCATAACGCGGCGTTCGAGCGCACGTGCACCAACCTGCTGATGACGAAGAAGTACGGCTGGCCGAAGATCACGATCGAGCAGACGCGGTGCACCGCCGCCATGTGCCGTGCGATGTCCCTGCCCGGAGATCTTGGACGCGCCGCCATGGCGTTGAACCTGACCGAGAAGAAGGACGCCGAAGGCTCGCGCACGATGATGCAGATGGCGAAGCCGCGCGGGAAGAACATCCCTTACGAGTGGTGGGACCTACCGCAAAAGCGCTTCGTGCTGGGAGAATACTGCAAGCAAGACGTGCGCACAGAGAAGGGGATCTGCGAGAAGGTCCGCGTTCTCGACCCGGTAGAGAACCGCGTGTGGATGCTCGACCAGCACATGAACGAGCGCGGCGTGCGCATCGACGTCGCTGCGGTGAAAGACGCGAAGTTCATCGCTGCGCATTCGCTGAATAAACTGAACAAAGAAATCGCCCACCTTACGCGCCACGAAGTCGGCACCGTGAACAGCCACGGCGCGCTGAAGACGTGGCTCGGTTCGCAGGGCTACGAGGTGGACAGCACGGACAAGGAAGCGATGGAGCGCCTGTCCGAACGCGAAGACCTAACTCCCTTGGTGCGCAGGGTGTGCGGGGTGAGGCAGGAGGCAGGCAAGTCGAGCGTCGCGAAGCTCGAGAGTATGCTCGACCGATTGAGCATTGACGGACGCGTGCGCGAGAACCTGATCTTCTGTGCTGCGCACACCGGGCGCTGGGGCGGCGTCGGCATTCAGATGCATAATTTCCCGCGACCGGAAGAGTGGTACGAAGACGACGCGCACATGGCGAACGTGTTCGACGTGTTGAGCACGCGCGACCCCGCGCTGGTGGAGCTGCTGCTGGGGTATCCGCTTCACGTAATCGCCAACGCCCTGCGCGGTTTTGTCATTGCTGATCCGGGCAAGGTGCTGTTGCGCGCCGACTTCTCCAACATCGAAGGTCGCGTGCTTGCGTGGCTCGCGCGCGAGAAGTGGAAACTGCAAGCGTTCCGCGACTTCGACACGATCGTCGGCTTCGACGAATACGGAGGCAAGATCCGCAAAGGCGAAGACCTATACAAGCTGACGGCCGGCGGCATCCTCGGAAAGCCCGCAAAGGAAGTCACGAAGAAAGAGCGGCAGGAACGCGGCAAGGTGCCAGAGCTCGCGCTGGGTTTCCAAGGCGGCGTCGGCGCGTTTCAGGCGATGGCGAAAACCTACGGCGTCAAGATTGACGACCACGAAGCGGACCTTATCAAGCTGGCATGGCGCGAGAAAAACCCGAACATCAAACAATACTGGTACGACATCGAAGACGCGGCCATGAGCGCGTGCGTGCGGCGCGGCGTGCGTGTCGATGTTGATCGCGTGAGTTTCGCGGTCGCGCAGAAAGTGCTCTGGTGCAAGCTGCCGTCGGGCCGGTTGAAAGCATATCCAGATCCGCAGATCCGCGAAGTCGAAACGCCGTGGGGCGAGACGAAGGAAGCGGTGACGTACATGGCGATCAACAGCAAGACGAAAAAGTGGGAGCGCCACAAAGGCTACGGCGGGCACTTCGTCGAGAACATCGTGCAGGCGGTGGCGCGCGACGTGATGCGCGACGCGATGCTGCGGTCGGAGGAACAGGGCTACCCGCTCGTCCTCACCGTGCACGACGAGCTCGTCGCGGAGGTTGACGAAGACAGGGCGGATGTGTCAGCGTACGAGGCTCTGCTTTGCGAGCTGCCGGCGTGGGCGGACGGTCTTCCCGTCGCCGCTGAAGGCGCGGCAAACAGGCGTTACGGAAAATAGAGGTTGTGTGCAATGGCCGATGAAACGGAATGCGCGCCCGACGCCGAGAAGGCGTTGGCGGAGGGGTACGTGACGGGCCTTCAAGAGCGGGGATACACGCGGTATGTGGTGCTCGGCATGAAGGTGGCAGAAAATCCTGACGATGGGTGGGAAGTCATCCCCTGCGCGACATTCGACGACGACGCGCTCGTGATTGCCGCGCTCGGTGTTGCCGACAGGCTGGTGCGCGCGAGCGGGCTTTACGATCCGAGGAACGTGCACTGATGCGCTTCGATGTGATGGCCGACCTCGGGTACGGGCGTAGCCTTGTCCCTATCATTCCGCACGACGCGGAGATCAGCTCCTATGCGAAAGATCCGAAGCTCGCGGACAACCGCGGCAAGGTTCCGGGCAGGCAGGTGTCCGACGGATGGGTCGGCTTCCACGGATGGCAGGACGTGCAGGCTATGCCGGCCGACACGCTGCTGTGGGAGGGCTGGGGCGCGGGCGTAGGGCTGGCGACGCGCCACTTCCCGGCGTTCGACATCGACTTGCTGGACGAGTTCGCAGCGGACGCGGCTGAAGAGATCCTCGTCGGCATCCTAGGCCCCGCGCCGTTGCGCGTTGGCCGCTGGCCGAAGCGCCTGCTCGTCTATCGAGGCCCTGCCGGGCAGGGCAAGCGCCGCTTGGTGATAGCCGCCGACGCGCAGGTGGAGTTCCTAGCCGACGGGCAACAGTTCGTCGTGGACGGTATCCACCCCAAGACAGGGAAGCCGTACACGTGGCCGCGCCCGCTGGTGCCGGCGGACGACCTGAACGAAGCCACGCCTGACAAGGTGGAAGCGGCGCTGGTGGCCCTTCAGGCGTTCTTCGGGGGCAAGGTGACGGGGATGCAGGAGCTCACCACCCCGGTGGCACAGGACGGGCTGGAAGCGCCGTCTATCGAAGCGGTGCGGCAGGCGTTGGAGGCGGTGCCGAACGAGGCCGATTACGACACGTGGATCAAGATCGGCGTCGCGATAAAGGCGGCGACGGGCGGATCTGAAGAAGGCGCGCAGCTCTGGCTGGATTGGTCGGCACAGTGGGACGGCGACGACACCGGCGCGGACGCCAAGTGGGACACGTTCCGCCCCCCGTATCGGGTGGGCTGGGATTTTCTTTCCAGCTACGCGGCGAAACACGGCACGTTTATGCCCGCGGACTTCGACTTCGACGAAGTTCCTTTCGAGGAACCGCCTGTGTCTGCGGCCAAGAAGGAAAAGAAGCCGGCCACTGCGGGAAAAGAACCTAGCCTGTTCCCTGAAGACGACGAGCTGTTCGAGCGCTTCGTGTGGGTGGAGGCGTTCGGGCAGGCGTTCGACCTGCGGACGCGCAAGCTCCTGCCCGCCCTGCAATTCAGCGTGCTCAACAACCACCTCGGGGACCCGACGTCGAGCAAGACAAGTGCGTGGGCGAAGTGGCTCCGCAGCGACCGGCTACAGCGCGCACAGAGCGTCACGTACCGGCCGGGCTGCGAGCAGTTCGTCACGGAGCGGGGCGTGCTGTGTCTGAACACGTGGCAACCGTCCTCTCTCATGGCGATCGAGGGCGACGCAACGCCATGGCTCGACCACCTCGCCTACATCTACCCCAACGCAGAAGAGCGCGAAGTGTTGCTCGACTGGTTCGCATTTCTTTTGCAGCACCCCGCGGAGAAGCCCGCGTTTCAGGTGCTCATGGGCTCGACGGAAGAGGGCGTCGGCAAAGACCTTGCGCTCCTGCCCATCATTGCCGCGCTGGGCGAGAACAACGTGCGCATCGCCACCGCGACGCAGGTCACGTCACCGCGCACGGATTGGTACGAAGGCCGGCGGTTGATCGTCGTGGAGGAAATGGAGCACTTCGGCAAGCGCGAGACAGCGAACATGCTCAAGCCGTACCTCGCTGCGCCGCCGCACATGGTGCCGATTTCCAAGGTGTATTGCCCGATCTACGAAGTGCCGAACATCGGCGCGATGCTGTTCTTCACCAACCACGAGGACGCGCTGCCGCTGCCGCGTGGCGATCGCCGCGTGTTCGTCATGTGGAGCGAGGCCATCCCGCGGTCGGAAGCCTATTACACCGGCTTCGTGAAGTGGTACGAGGAAGGCGGCGAGGCGTTCGTCGTGGACATGCTGATGAAGCGGGATCTGCGCAAGCACCTCCTACGCCGCCGTGCGCCGCTCACCGCCGCCAAGGAAGCGATGCAGATGACGGCGCTGACGCCGCTCGAGGAATGGCTATACACCGGCGTGCGGGACGCGCACGGGGTGTTCTCGGCCGACCTGATCGGTATCGACGAGCTCCTGTTCTTCGCCAAGGCACACGCGCGCTGGGACCAAGGAACCGCGCCTCGCCTAGCCCGGCACCTGAAGCGCGCCGGCGCGCGTGCGCTCGAGCGCGTCCGCTTTGCGGAGATCCAGCCGAACGGGCGCGATCGCGATCGCATCTATTCACTGCGCCGCCACGAAATGTATGCGGGTCTGACGACGGACAAGCTGCGGGAGATCTACCTGAAGCAGCGGACAGAGCGGTCAGAGTTTTCGGCGGTGGGTTGACACGCGGGTCTCCTGTATGCCATAGCGGTAGGGCATACAGGAGACCGACCCACATGCTTATCTCGACGGCCCTAGACCACTACACCGCCGACGCCCTGAAACGCATACGTTCCAAGGCCACGCACGTAAACAACTGCAAGCACTTATCTGCTGGCTTCGCCGGCCGGAATATCGAGGACCTGTTCGACAGCTCGATCGTGCACGACTACGTGCAATCCCGCTATGACGGGGAGGTCGCATGGCTCGACGACAACGGGGTGCCCCGGGGTGGCAGGGAAGCCAAGGCCGGGGCGGTGCGTCGGGAGCTGGGCGTCATGGCCGCGGCGTTCGAGTTCGTGTACCAGCGCCAGCTCTACGACGGCAAGATCCCGAAGATCCCGCGCCCGCCGGCCCCGCCGCCGCGCTCTCGCTGGCTTCTGCGCGAGGAAGCGCTGCGGATAATCAACCACCTCAAGCCCCGCCCGCCTGAACGCATGTCACGCGCCTTCCGGGCCTTCCTGCTCTTCATCTTCACGGGCGCACGCAAGGGCGCGGTGGAGGGGCTGACGTGGGACCGGGTCACGATCGTGTACGGCGGCAAGTCGAACGGCTTCATCGACTATCGGGACCCGTCGATCCCCGTCACGAAGAAGCGGCGCGCCGTGGTGCCGATCACGGACGAGCTTCTGCCCTACCTCGAGCAGATGAAGCGCGAAGCGCAGACGCCTTTTGTGCTCGACCATTCCGGCAACATCCGGTATGCGCTCGAGACCGCGTGTGTGGAGAAGCTGGAAGTCCCCGACTTCAGCATTCACTGCCTGCGCAAGACCTTCGCAACGTGGGCCGCGCAGGACGGCGTACCGATTAAGCTGATCGCGGATGCGCTGGGGGACACGGTGGCGACGACGGAGAAAGACTACGCCATGTACCACCCCGACTACATGCGCGCGCTCGTCAAGCGCAACGTGTTCGACGGGGTGGAACCGGCGTCACCTATGCAGCGGCCAGACGATCCGCGTTTCGGTACGGTGCGGGAGCGCCGGGAAGCGAAGCGACTACGCCGGTCGCTTGCGAAGGACTGACGCGTCCTTCGCGCATTCGACCAGCAACGGGTAGTTGTGAGCCAGCCAGAGGGACATCGCTTTCTGGCTGGCGCTCGACGCCGGGAGCGGCGTCAGGCCCTCCCCGCAGTCGATCAGGTTTTCCGGTATCGGTGTCTGCACCACGCGGATCGTTTCCGCCGGCGGCTTCGGAGGGGTGGAGGTCGCGCAGCTCGTCAAGAGCAAGGCCAAGCACAGGGGCAATAGGAGCGTCGTCGGTCGGCGGTGCATCTTCAATCCTCCGGGTGATGTCGTTGCGCAAGGCGGTCAGTTCCCGGCGCACAGCGGCGGCGGTGGCGTTGGCCTTGGCGTTATCCGCGATGATGCCTTGCAGGATCGTCACGGCTTCTGCGTTTGCGCGGGCGCGCTCGTCGGCGGCGGTGAACAGGTGGGTGAGCGCCACGTTCACCTTGCCCGCCGCCTCAATCCGCGCGCTGCTTGCGGTGAGCCCCGCCTGCTGCACGGCGATCGTGGTGCCGAGCGCCATGAACACCAGAAACGCCACGACCCACTTGTGCGTCATCAACCACGTCAGCATTTCAACCTCCCTTGACGGACTTCACGAGCTCGGAAATCCGACCGAGGTATTCTTGCGTCGGCGCGATCAGGTAGATCACGAAGAGGACGAGCTGCTTCGCGATCAGGCAGTACGCCAGCCGTTCGAGCGCCCCGGTCGCGCCGTGCTTTGCGAGGGACCATACCATGAAGGTCAGGAGCGCGCTAGACGTGAGCAGAGCCGCCCACACGGTGATGCGGCGGAAGATCCATGTAGGCTCTGGCAACATCGCGTGCGCCGTGGCGTTGATTTCTTGTGCGGTCGTCATATCACCCTCCGTACTTCTCGCGTAGGCGCTTCCGCTCTTCGCGATATTTCTTCCGTTGTGCTTCCGCATCGCGCACCGATTGCGGGAGCTTTCGCTTCGTGTCGAAACGTTGCCGGGCTGCGGTATCGGTCGGCGCGCCTTTCGGGCCGGCGGCGATTTCCGCCGCCGCAGTCGAGGCTTTCGACGACGTGGCGTACATAACGCCCGCGGCGGCGAACGGCTTCACCGGAGCGGGCAGGGGTGCCAGCGTCGCGGAAGCGGCGAGCGCCGGGCTGGCGATCATGTTGTACGCACCCTTCGCTCCGTTAAATTCGGCCGTGTTGTTCTCGGGCGAGTTCTGCGGGTTCCACGGCGCGGCCTTTATCATCGCGTCCAGATTGCGCGCTTCGATCGTGAAGTAATCCATGCCGACGAGACGGTTGGCGCTGGTGGCGTAACGCGTGCGCGGGGCAACAATGTTTATCAGCGGGCCGGCGTTGCCGAACGCGCCGCTCGCGTCCATTGCGGTGAGCGCCTTTTCGACGAACGAGCGGTTCTCTG